CGTAGATGTCAACGATCTTAACCACCTTATCAGTTTCCCCTCTCAACTTTTGATAGGTTTCGATAATCTGTTCTTTCGTCATGTGCTCCTCTGGTGGGGCCTACCTGGCCCCTTGATTGCTACTTGCTAGTAGAGGGTCTCGATCTGAACGTAGTCATGCCCCGTCATGTTACACCTTCAGGATTTTGCTCGTGTCGATGCGGGAGTATTTGGAGTCGTCTCCCTCTCTCTGCGAGGCTTCGTGCTTGACGTAGGCCTTGAACTGCTTTCCAGCACACTCCGCGATAACCTCACGAAGCGAGCGGCCGGCACTTTCAAGGCCGATTTTCTCGAAAAACTCCTTGGCACGCCAGAGCGCATCGGCGGTCAGGAAGAAATCCAGGCCGATGCTCCGCTTGCCGAGATCAATTCCGTCGAGTTCAGCTGTGTTAACGTCGGCCTCGAACCCAATGGGCTGGCAGTCGAAGCGGACGTAGGGAGTTTTCTTCTGGCTGGACTCACCCAAGGTGCTTTCCTTGATCAGGAAGGAGTAGGTTCCAACCGGAAGCGGCTTGGGCCGCTTGATGTCGTCAACTTTGGTGTCGAGGAGAGATGAGGTAAGATCAACTGACATGAGAGTTTCCTATGTGCGAGGTGCCAGGACCAAACGGAAATATTCCGCCAGCCCGTTGCTGATGTCCAACTCCACCGGCACCGTAAGCGGAGAAGGGTTCTTGAGTTCGAGGACAGAAGTGCTCTTAGTCCGAAGCACCCGGCGTTCGGAGGTTCCAGAACCCAGTGTCACACACTGGAGAACGGAATTGAAATACCTGGGGATTTTCGGAGGGAGTTTAGAGCCGAGGGCCGTCGGATAGCCCTTGCGGAGATTGCCCTCGCCTTCATCAGCGATGAACGTGATGTGCGAGGTTACGATAACGTGGCACTTGATCAGGTCGGACCAGAGGATTTGTAGCATTTCCTCTAGCTTCCGCATGGCCTCACCCCACTGGGGCTGGGTAGTGTTGCCAGTGTTCCCGGCCAAGGCTCTAATAAAACGAAGGATGCAGTCACCCATGAAGGTCATGGAGTCAACGAGGAAGATGGTGTCGGGTCCCCACGTTTGGAGACTCCCGACAGATTTCCCTTCACTGTCTTTCCAGTCTTCAGTGAGAAGCTGGGCGGCTCGAACCCAGGCTGTAGGGGAGCCATCCGGTCCAATCGTGGTGCCCTGGAATTTCAGTTTGTCCTGCAACGTGTGATAGATCACGTTTTTGAGCTTGTCTTTGGTGACGAAGCGTGCGAGTGCGTCAAGGCCGTTGTCGAAATCCAGCGCCCTGACCTTGTATCCTTGATTGATGAGACTCGCAAGTGAGCCGGTCTTACCTGAACCGGAGTCACCTATTAGGAGAAGCTTGATCGCTTTTGTAGACTGATGCTCGTCGAGTGTTGGCACTTGTGGTCCTCCCTAGCTTTCGATCATTGTATCAAAACGGGATTGGGAAATCAATAAGGATTGCGAGTTGATTTGGTAGTTTGCACGGCGGTCATTTTGGAGAGACCTTTACCTGGTTGTTGTTAAGCTCTGGGATGATCCACTTCTTTGGATGTGTGACAATGGACCAGAGCATGAGAGCCCAGACTAGCAGCATGACCCAAAGCCCGAACTTTATAAACCATCTGTCGTATCCAGTGAGTGTGAAATACCACCAGTGCCAGAGCTTTAGTTTCAAGTTTGGTTTCAAGCTCATCACTTCTTCCTCTCGGCAGGCAGCTCGGTCAGGGAGACGGGCTCGCGGTGCTGATGGCAGAACAATTGGTCCTTGACGGATCGCCGACAGCGCCGCTCGTTGTAATGCATTTCAAATCCGTCTCTGTCGCCGCGTCCGGTGTAGCGGTAGGTGTCGCGCACCCAGACTTTGCCGTGACACCGCCCATCCGGGCTCTTGGTCGCGAATAGGCGCATCTAGCCCTCCTTGGTGGGCTTGGCGTAACCCATGTCAACAAGGCGAATGGCGGCACTCTCCGCGAAGAACCTCAACATCTCGCCGGACAAACTGACCCCATTGAAACTGCCGCGGGAAAGCGCCTCCGATAAATCCCGCCGAAGCTCACCGGTCAACGCACCGACAGACGGCCTCCACCCCTTCACCGTGGCCGGCGATGGCGGGAGGGCAGAGAGGTAGGCTTCGATGGCGGTCGCTACTGCATCGCCGCAATAGTTCCAATGGTAGCCGCGGAGTTCGTGCCAGTGACGGAACGCCGCCCGCGCCTTCTCAAGCGCCTTCTCGTCTATCGTCATCGCCCGTCTCCATAGCAGCCGTTGTAATAGCGGCCCGTGTCGGCTGTCGGCGCGGGCGGATTTGGCGATAGGAATACGTCGATCAGCGCCTTAGTCACCACGTCTGCCATCGCGCCATCGAGCGCCACCAGGACCACCATGTCCTCGATGAACCGGCGCTTTTCGTCAGGCGTCTGGGGCCGCTTGAAAGTCTGAAGCTTCGCCGCTTCTTCCATTGTCATGCCGCCGCTCGTCATCGCTTGGTCCTCTTCTCGTCCACCGGCCACGAAAGCTCGGCCTTGACGACGCGCCAGCCTTCCTTTCGGCACCGCAGCCCCGCGACCTTCGCCTCGGCGGCTTCGGCTCGCTTCTGCCAGTGCCGGGCCGTCTCCGTGGGATAGGCGCACGGCGTCTCGGTCCCAATGGCATTGCAGAGTTGGCACTGTTCGAGGTCGGCGACCTTCGCCTCTAGCTCGGCGATCAAGGTGGCGCCCCGCTTCACCATCTCGATAAGGTCACGAACGTTGTTGGGGCATGTAATGCCGCCCTCGTCCATATGGACCTCAAGCTGCTCGGCCCAGCGGGCATCTCGCTTGGCTTGATCCAGCCTCGCGGCGATCTCGGAGCGGGAGGTCATGGCTGGTCCTCCACTTTGAGGGCTCGACGGGCGATCTCCGCCTCTACCCATTCGAGAGCCGCTTCGTAGTGCTCACGGTCTATCGCCTCGACATCCATTTCGCCGGCGAGGCGAGCGTTAAGCGCCTCCTCGATCGCCAGCAACCGATTTTGAGTAAGTCGCTTCACTCCCCCTCCTTCCGCGCCTGCGGGGTGAGGGAAAGGATGGCGTCATGGATGGCCGACGCCGTGTCGGAGCCGCCGCAGGTGTAGGTGAAGCCCCGATCAAATGCCTCGCGCGTGTCCTGCTCATCGCCGCCTAGCGGCCTGTCGGCATATTTATCGGCCACATCCGCCGCCTCCCTCAGCACCGCGTCACGGCGGCACCAGCCGAGGGAGAGGAGGTGGTCGGCGATCATCGGACGGTCCTGTCGCATCCACCGCGGCTCTATGTGACGGCCGCTTTCATTGACGCAGCTAATTGGCTCGTCAGGATCGAGACCAATGGCGGCACACAAATCCCGCGCCAGTATCTCTCGCTCGGGGATGGTCATGGGCTACTCCACGCGCTCGATAACAGTGGCCGTGCCGCAATGGCTGCATCTCACGACGTACTCGACATCGAAGCAGTGAGGGCTTTTGGTTTTGATGCAGAAGTCGATGCGTGAGTTTTCGTGCGCGATTGCCTCTGTCTTCGTGAGGCCGAGACGCATCAGGTTCTTGATTTCGCGAGGATCTGGGCTAGGATGCCTGCACATTTTATTACCTCCACGTTTTTGTTGTGCGCGGGCGATCATTGATGGACCTCCACACAAGCGAAGTCTCCTTCTGCGCCGGCCCTTTGTAAGACCTGTGCCCACGTCACGCAGTCAGCTTGACTGTGGAAAGTAACTTGCATGTTCACTGGACCTGAAAGGCCTAGCCAGATCAGGAGCCACATGGCGATGTCTCCGTGTAACCAGACTTAACCAAAATCTCGAACAGGTCGTTGACTTCCTCTGCATCTATCGGCTGGCTATCCTCGAACCACTTGTCTAGTATGTCTTTCAGAGCATTCTCATTGGCAATGAGACGCGTCACGCGCTGGCGCTCATATACCGGGATCGGGCCGTCGAAGCTCAAGTGGAGCTCGTTTAAGAGCTCCCATCCGAATTTACCTGGCATTTAGGACCTCCAGAAGGTTTATAATCTTGTCGAGCTGCATGGTGATTTGAATGCTGAGTCCGATCAGCGGGCGATTAGGAGAGCTCCAACTAAATCGTCCATCAGCTGACCCTCACAACCCAGGTGTCATCCTGCCAGGAATAGCCGGCAAGAGGTTTGTTGTCCAGACCTAGACTGGAAGTCGGGTTCTTCCGAAGAAGCTCGAGCTTCCCGTCGGGGCTGATTGACATGGCGGTCTGGTCAGCAGGGACTCCAAGCTTCTTGTGAATGTCCTTGAGGGACTCAAGAAAACGATTGCTGTCGAGCAGGCGAATGAGCATTTTAATCTAGCTCCCTGGGTTTGAGCGGGTTCCATGGTTCGAGCTCGTAGTCCACGGCGAGATACTGATCTCGAACCGCCGGTGCCTTCGAGCATACGTTCCTGAAAGAACATCCGCTGTAGTGGTGGCAGGCTGTGTCATTGAGCGGCCAGTAATTATCCGCCGCGTAACGTTCGGCTAGTTTGATCCAATAGGCGAGGTCATTGACCCACTCGTCCAGAACGCCGGCCGGGCGTGGGGCAAAGCCTCGCTCGTATTGAGTTCCCAGAACTTGAGTCTGCACCCCGTCGATTACCATGCCGGCCATCGGCTCGGACATGAGAACCTGGCCGGCGATGGTGTAGCCGGACATCTGGGGGTCTGGCGAGAAGCGGGTGAAGAAATCCCCACCGAGACCACTGGTCGTGGTCTTGTAGTCCAGGACGTAGAGCTGGCCGGCATAGCGAGCAATACGGTCGATGTGTCCGCAGTAGAGATACTCTTGGCCGCCGGGCGCTCGAATTGGTAGGGCCATGCGGAAGGAGAGCTCAACTGCCGGCCGGCCGTCGGCCAAAGCGACTGTCTCCATGTGGTCTTCACGGAAACGGTCAAGATACCAAAGCCATGCACGGACTAATGCTGTGGGGCTCCGATCATTCTTCGCCCCTCGTAACTTTGCATTAGCCTCGGGAAGAAGCCAGCGGAGAACTATTAGAGTAGCATTGTCCTGTGTCTCGCCATTCAGAATAACCTCTCTCGAATACCGCTGCATCGCTTCGTGAAAGAGTATCCCGAAGGAAAGCGGATATGCCGGGGTCTTGTGTCTAAAACCCCTGACAATGGTGTAGTAGTAATAGCGTGGACACTTCTTCAAAGCTCGGAGGGATGTTGAGTCCCATGCGAGCTGCAAATTCCCGTCGAACGCTGAAGGAACTTCAGGTTCTTGTTGCATCATGGAGCTCCACTTGTTTCCAGTTCCAAGCGAATTCTGCTTGATAATCCGAGAAGCTCAAACCCTTTCGCGACCTGGCGAGTTCGAGGAAATGCTCCGCTTCCATTCGGCGCATTAAGGTGAGTAGTTGATGGACGGAGCCGCTCACAGGCAGTAGAATGACTGCTTGTGGATCGGAGTATCTTGCAACCCCAACTCGCGAGATCCGAAAGATTACAAAGGAGCTGATGCGCTTCACAGCGGCCCACCTAGAATGGCGATGAGCAGACCGTCTATCCAACCCCAGATTCTATCCATTAGAACCTCCCGTGGTTATGGCGATCACTGCCTGTTTGGCGATCCAACTGATTCTCTCTGCAGTTGTGATCTTGATTAAGGCTTTACTCGGGCGCGGCGACCCGACCTTTTTGATCAGGGCCGTCAGGTGTTCCTTGCTCATATCTTCGAGGGTCAAAGTCCAACCGCCCTGAAAATGAATGGAGACCTTCATAGTGTGAGGTCTCCCAAGTCTTCGAGTTTAATCTGACTAGCGTCGGCCGTCGGGATGCCCCGAGCTTTGGCCTTGGCGACAGTGAACTTCTGCCGCAATTCCCTCATGCCCTTGACAATTGTCTCGAGCTCCTCGTCGGACCACTCAAGCGGGTTCTTCTCGATCACCGCTTGAAGGTCCGAGAGAGTCAATTCCTGTGACATTTGTCTCTCCCATTTTACTGTTGGTCCTCTCTTCCAGAGCCCGCAGAGCTTTCCGCACTATCGTCCGTATGGCCTGACTCAGATGCAGGTTCGGGAAATAGCTTTGAAGGAGCTCCAGGTCTCGTCGGGCGAGCCGCACTGAAATCTGCTGAGTCTCCTCCAGCAGTCTCGGCTTTGTTGCCATGGTGATAGTCCTTGACGATGAAAATAGATCGCCGGTCCGGCGACAGTCGGACGGATAGGGAACGGAGTTCCGGCCGCTCTTTCATCAAAGTCCTCAACCAGCCGTTGAAGTGATCAAGGGCCATTCGAGGGAGGTTTGTGGTGATTAAAATTCCTTCCTCGGAGGTGAGGGCTTGGTTGAACAGCGGCTCGACTTCTACTCTTCGCATGGTGGCTCCCAAAGGTGGCGGGCCAGAGTATTCGGGAAGGAAACTCTGGCCCGCCTCTGAGCTACGGGTAGGGGGAAGCCCTAGCTCAGGTCGATGTCCAGGGCCGAACCGCGGCGAGCCTCGACCACGGCACGGGCCTGTTCCATGATGGCCGGGAACTTGGCGAGAGCCTGTTCCGCCATCTCGCGGATGCGCTCGGCGCCGACCGACTTGATCTGGACGTTCTTCTTCTTGAGCGCGTCGCGAACCTTGGCCTCGGCGATGGTGAGAGCCTCACGCCGGACCGGATCAACCGTGCGGGAGCCACCACGGTTGGCGCCGAACTCATACTCGGCGATATACTTGTCGATGGCCTCCTGAAGGGCGCCGACGTTGAGCTCGGTTCCCTTGTCGGCCGACTCCTTCTTCGCGCTCTCGATCATCGTCGCGCAGTTGTTCCGAATATTCTCCGCGAAAGTCTGATTGAGGACGCTGGCCTCATTGGCCTTCAGCACATGGCCTTCGGCGAACGGCTCGGAGACCTTGAACGCGATCCCCTGAATGGTGATTTCCCGGCTGGGAGAATTGGCAGCGATTTCCATTTGAGTTTCCTTTTGGTTGCGCGCCGGACCGGCGCTTTCGGGTATGCAATACCAATATGGGCCGGTCGGGCCGTTTTGTCAACGATATTCGGCAATGTTGGGTGAGTCTTTGTCGTTTTTCTCATGGGCGCGGTGCATGTCAATCACTCCATAATCCGTTCAAGCTCTTGCAACATAAGCTCGGCGCGGGCGATTAGTCTACTGAGTCTCACTTGAGCTTCGGCCGGCGCTGAGTCTAGACTCCCTTTACACAGGTCGATTTCGTCAGCGAGACTCACATGGAGAACGAGCAATTCCTCTCGGGAGAACTCTAGGAAAAAGCTCCCGAGAAGAGTTGCTGCTTTCATATGTCCAGGTCGAGATCATCTAGATCCAGAACCCGTTTCCCCCCTGGTGTATATCGTTGGACCTCGGGGATTACAGCGATCCAGTAATCCCCAGCTTGTTCTTCCCTGTAGTTATTGAGAAGAGGTCGTTCCGCGTCGAGCTTGGCTCGAAGCCGGCCCGGCTCATTCGCCTCGATCTCGATGAACTTCCAGAGGGTTTCCATGTAGCGGGCCACTATTAGAAAACCCTGGCTGTCGTGTATCCAGACCGCTCCGTCTTGGAAGAACACACGGAGAGAGCCTGGGGCTGGCGGGAGGATGTTAGGATCCATTAGACTTGACCTTTGTTATCAGCTTGGCCACTTGGGCGAGAAGCATGGCCCGGCGAGAGGTGTTCCGTCGAGACATCTGCTCGAAGACGAGAGACTCGACCACGGCGAGCTGTGAAATTGTGAGGTATAGGTGGTAATTGTTAGTCTCCTTGGGCATCGGTAATCTCCACAGGTTCTTGCAGCTTGGAAATGAACAGGATGTTGCCTTGGACAGAGAGAATAAGATCGTCATACTTCGACACACCGTAGCCGGGCTCTGCCGGGTCGAAGAGCCGTCGGCTTCTCTTCTGATCGTTGATCCTGACGTTGTAACACTTCTGTCTCAGGTTGCGAGCATCCATGTAGGAGGCGCACTTGAACCGGATAGCGCCTTTCTCCATAGCTTGCTCCAACACGCGCCGGGCGATGCTCATTGGCGGTCCTCTTCCTTAATATAGTGAAGTTCATGCCGGGCTCGAGTGATCGCGACGTAGATCAGGTTATCTTCTTGTTGCCTTGCATCCGGTGAAGAGCCTGCCCACGGCGCCGGGCACTCGTGCGGGTTGAGGAACCACACACGATTCCACTCCATCCCTTTAGCCTTGTGTATTGTGGAGATGGTCACAACGTCGCCGGCCTTGCGGTCGGTGAAGAGCTGATCAATCCGGAGGCACAGGTCGTCAACAGTGCGTTGTGGACCCATAGCCTCGATGAAGAAGGCCAGGATGTCAAGGCGCTCCTGAAAGAGCCGGCGCTTTGACGACTTCCAAAGCTCTTGCCGGTCCTTGAAGTAGGCAGTTAGAGCCACGTAGGCGTCACGAAGGAGGACCTGGCGTGAAGATCGAAGCCATCGCTTGAGACCAGCACCGATGTCCTTTCCGAGAATGTGACAGGACTGGCCGGCGGTTAACATACGGTAGGCCATAGCGATGGCCGGCCGGTTGGTTCGGCAGAGCACTGCGTCGGTGCTCTGAATGTCGGAGAGCTTCCACGTGGAGTGTTCCTTGACCAGACCTTCAGGTGCATTAGGGTCGGCCTCGATATCTGGAACAAGCACCCGCGCCCGGCGGATGATCTCCTTTGCACAGCGGAAACTTACGGTTAGTGGCATTTCGGTGCAGTTGAAATGATCGCGTGACCACTCGAAAGCACCGTAGCCGGCCCCGCGGAAACCGTAGATAGCCTGAAACGGGTCTCCAACAATGTGTTTCAGCGGTGCGTTGATCTTGCTCAACATAGCAACTTGGGCAGGGGAAAGGTCCTGAGCCTCATCGACAAGGACGATTTCCTTATTCGGCAACGGCGTGTCGTAGACGGCTGGGATGTAAACCTGGTCGTCGAAGTCGATGATGCTCTGCTGGAAGGTCTGCCTGAGGCTTTCGCCAAGGGCTTCATAAACCACCGCGCCGGCCCCTGGGCCGAGGTCCAAATCATCATGGTCGCTCAGAAAGTTGTCGAGCCAGTCTGCGTTCACGCGCTCGTTAAATGGACCGTTGGGCACGAATGGAGCATTGTTCGGAATGATACACTTGGCTTTGCAGATACCTATGGCTCGACCAATGTCTGGATACTTGTTCATAACTCCCCGACCCATGGCCTGGAAGATCTTGAAGTTCTTGTCGGAGTCGAGCGCCAGTCGGCTGGATGAATAGGCCATGACGCTGCGATGCCCGACGCTGTTGAGCGTGGCGGACTGGCAGTTGGCCGGCATCCGAGCCTGAAGTGATTCGGCTATCGTCTTGTTGAAGGCGACGGCGAGAACGGTCTTGCTCGTCGCGTTAGCTGCAGCGACAAGGGTAGTTGTCTTTCCCGTGCCGGCTCGAGCAGAGAGTGCTACGTTCTCGTTGTCAACTTGCTGGATAAACCGCTTTTGCTGCGGTGTGTGATCAGTCATTTATTCCCTCCACTGGAGTGTGACTTCTTCAATTAGGACACTGCGCTCTTTGCGCTCGGGCACTGGCACGATGTCCAGCCGGGCATCGTCTGGAGCGCCGAAACTCAAGAGGTCCAACGAATAGCTGACTATTGTCTTGCCGGCCTGCCAACAGCGCGCAGCGTTCTTGGCGTGGGCTCTGGTCGCGAACAGTCGAGGGACGCCTTGACCAAAAGGCCTGTGGGTGTGCCCACGAGGGCCGGCGAGCATGTAGTCTCCACGATCGTCGACCAGCATGTAGAAAAGAGCCTGCATTAGAGCCTCCTGTCGATCTGGACGAGGATTTCCTCCACGATATAGTCCTCGAAGGCTCGAGTCTCGTCCGCGTGCCCGCTGGCGATGTGGAGGTGTTCATGCAGGAGAGTGTTCAGAAGATCGCGAGGACCTGAGGCAAAGGCCCCATCCGTAAGCCAGATGCAACCTTTATGGGCTCGCCCCAATACGGTCTCGCCGAAAGAGTTGCAGCGATAAATCTGCGGTAGGCTATATCCGGCCTCGGCCAGGTAATCGCTTGCGACGCGCAGCATTTCTTGTTGCTTGGGCGTCCAACCCTCGTGATCATCGACGTTGAGTTCATTCACGCGCCAGTTTTGCAAGACGGCAATGAGGTTCGGGTTGAGGTCCTGATGCGTACGGTGAGCGACCGCCGCTTCCCGAAACTCTTTCGAAAAGAGCTCGTAGATAGAGTAGTTGAAATGGTGTTCGAAATCTTGCGAACCGGCAATCAGCACCTTGCGCAAGATTGCTTTGTTGGTGCAAGCTGCGAGCCCGGTGCCGGCGTGGTTGGTGATGGAGAAGTAGTCGGCGGTCCGCTCCTCACTCAAGGTGAGCTTCCGCAAGAAGTTGTAGGTGAAGTTGCAGTGTTTGGCGGTCTCGAAAACCTTGATCCCCTTGAGAAACACGCTGTTGGTTTCGCCCTCGTAGATTTCGAGGACGTCGTTGGAATACAGGGGTTTGCGCTCGGGCCTGATAAAGAACTCGAACCGGCGATGGTAGAGCTCTTCGAAAGCGGAGCTGTCCACGGCGATGATTGTCTCGAATTGCACGGGCCTGTCGGAAATGGCTCCACGTTCGTCGAGCGTGTTGGAATAGAGCTCTCGGAAAGCCATCCAAAGCTTCCAGTTCTTCCCGAGCTCTGTGGTGAATGGGAGCTTGAGCTCGCCAAGCGCGAGCTCGTCGAAGGCCTTACCTCGAAATGTGGAGGGGATTTTGCGAATGGGCACTCCGTTGATGGTGACGCGAGCGCCCTCTCGCGCGAGGATGGCGAGAGCGTATTTCAGGCCAGTGCCGAAGTAGCCGATCGGGTTTTCGGTCTCCTTGGCACTCAGGCCAAAGGTGAGGACGGCCCTGGGATCAAGAGGGCCCGGCGTTCCGAAGTAGATCATCGTGTTACTCCCTGGTTAATTTCGATTTTGTGCAGTTGTGCTGCGAATGTCTTAATAGCGACGATCACAAAGCGCTCCTCCAGTCCGCTGTCTAGTGCCGCGCGCACAATTCTGGGGTCCATTGGACACTCACGAAGAAGTGCTCGAATATCCGGCGGCAAGCCGTCGAATACGTCGAGCACTTTCGCGAAGGCGGCCTGCGTGGGGTCCATCAGCCACCTTTGATCACGATGCCGGCTGTCTCGTTGTGGAGCTGGTCACGAAACTCGGTCAGCATATCATCGAGAGCATTAGCTCCACAAAGCTTCAGCGTGGTGAGGAGCTGGCCTTCTGCCAGAGTCCTATCCCCTTTGTCCGTGCTCCGGATCACGAGGGCCGTCGCCGACTGCAGAGCCGCTTTCATCTCGCTGGCTTCCCGCATCGCCTTTGTGAGGGTCTCGATCTTGTTCAGATCCATCTGATTCCTCCGGTGAGATTTCGAATGAGAGAGCGTTCTGCGTGGTAACTAACCAAGTGTTGCTGTCTGGCACCTTGATCGCTGTAGCAACGCGACCACCTACCGCGCGCAGGTGGCCGGCGACGGTTTGCAGCGCGTCGTGGATGTCAGCGCGCTCTAGTGTCCACTGACCCTGCAGCCTGCCGGAGATGAAAGCCTTGACAGTGTATTTCATGTCGGGCCGCTCCACGCGAAGATGGTGAGGCTGGCGAAGATGATGCTGGCACAGAATAGGCCTAGGGCCACGACGGGCCGGCGTGCGTCGAGCTGATACGTTCCCCAAGTGAAGGAGAAAACGCTCAGGGCTGCCCATGCGATGATCATAGGGCACCTTTGTGAAGAGTCCTACCACCACTATTCACTTGGAAGTCTCCAACGGAGTGTGCCGGGCGATTTTGAGCAGGAGCTCATCGACGGCCGGCGCTATTTCGGGGGAGCTCAAGCGAAGGACGTTGAGCTCGAAGAGAAGGGCCATGACGTAGAGAACTCGTGCGCGGATAGGATCAATCCCAATTAGCTTGGAAAGTCGCGCAGCGAGTGGAAGCACACATTGCGCTGTCAACTCGGTGATGAGGGTCTCAACGAAGGCGTGCTCCAACGGCGTGAGGCCGTCGAATTCTTTGACAAACTCGGTTGTCTTGGCCTCGGCTAAGAAAGCGGAGAGCTTGGCCTTCTTTACATCCTCTGCCATCACTGCACCTTGTGCAAGGTCGCGGTTACGTTATCCCAGGTGAGCCCGAGGCGCTCGAGAAATTCGGCCTTGTCCATCCCGGAGAGCTTGCATACACCGACGAAGGCCGCAGCGATGCCGGGGATGTCGATGTAGGTATCACCGACTTCATCCTTACGAATGAAATGGGCCAGATGTGTCTGCCGGGGCACTTCAATTTCGTCCTTTGCCATTGGGGATCTCCTTTGGTTTGGCTAGGCTCTGGGGAAGGTAATGGTTTACAACCATACCATGACGGATGAAAAAAGTCAAGGGGCTGTTGGGCCCGTGCAAAAAGTATTTCGTCCTACGTTCAGCCTGTGGTGGTGGTGGAGGGTGGTTACGCGGGGGTGACAAATGATTTTGCGTAATGCAATCGGGTGGGGTGCGCGACATTCAAAGACTGGCCCGCTCTTGAGCCCCCGCCCGCCCTTGGGCCTCTTTCTCTCATCTATATATAATCTCTCCTAAAGGGGGAGGGGACTGGGGCTTGGGCGGCAGGGTTTGGGATGCACTTGGGCAACCCCAATGCATTACGCAAAATCATTTGTCACATTTTGAAACCAGCCTCCACCAAAGAACCAGCCTCCACCAAAGGTCTAGCATTGTGGAACGAGTCTTACCGTCAGGCAAGGGTCTAGGTCAGTCCAGAACCAGCTCATTCACTTGGCGGGCAGCAACGGCAGCGGCCGCTTTCCGCACGAGTGCATCTTTGTTTTTCTCCACGCCAGCTTTGACGAGGGTCATGTCAATCCGGCTGCTCGTCGTCTTACCGGCTGCCAGCAAGGCCGCTGCCACCAAGCCAGCGAGCGGACCGTGGTCGCGAACAAACTCGCGACTCTTGGTAAGCGTCCATCCGGCTTGCCGCGCGGCCTCGTCTGCCATCGCGCGGAGTTCGATCACAACGGGATCGGCCTCGCGAGCGCCGGTGCCGAAGCGATAGGTGCCGTTCTGCAAACGGGACAACTTGTCCAGAATGGCGTCACGGCGGAAGCTTTCGGGCTTGTCGCCCATGCCAGCGGTGGCGCGTTGGGCAATCACAACCAAGGCATACTCGACAAGCCCGTTGATGATATACTCGCGGGCTTCGTCGGGAATGTTGTCTGTGTCGAAAGTGAAGGTTCGATCTTGCGCCTGAATTGCGAATTGCGTCATTGTGCTATCTCCATCGGGTTTGCGCCCGACGGCTAAGACTCGTTTCACAATGTCAAACAGCGCGGGGTCGAGGCACTCTAACCCCGACAAAACGTATATGGGGGTGCCGGTCCCGCACGTCAAGGGGCTGACGATAAAAATAATTCGAGGGTCAGCCATGCGGAAACTGCAACCCGCGCCGGCCCGTCGCTGCGCTGCAGCAAAAACCCATTGCAGCTGCGAAGGCCGCGCAAGCATGGCAGCTATGCAAGGGCCCCGGCCCTCCCCCTTGGGCGGCCGCGCCAGTATGGGGGTCGATGTGAGAAAAAATTCTGGCCACTTTCCATTGACATTCAAATGCTCTCTTTTGACCAGCATTTGACTCACTTCTCATCGGCGCGAAGAATGTCAAACGCTAGGCCGGGCCGGCCCTTTTTCACAACTAGTTTCCTTTGACACGGGGGCCGGCCCGGCGCATGATGGACCTACTGCCGGTCCGCTCCGATTACAGTTTGGTGGTCATCCTCCCTGGTTCCACCAACCCTCGGACCCCAAGCGGGCCGGCAGGCTTTTCGAGGACCGAAAATGGAATTGAGACTTGTTCATGTAGAGACCCCCGTGATGGGTAAGGACGGCGAAGTGGAGATCGTGAAAACGGTCAAGGCACTGTCGCCAGAGATCACCTTTTCCTATGAGCGTGATCTGGTTAAGCAGGACATTGAAGAGCTCGCTGCGGTGCATGGAGTCCGTGTCGCCAACAACGTGCAGCTCCTTCGTTCCAGACATCATGAGATCGCCCGCTACATGGCGATGGGACTCCAGAACAACCAAATCGCCGCTATCTTCAACATGGCGCCGGCGACGATTTCGCTGCTCAAACACAACCCAGCCTTCGTAGAGCTTCTATCCTACTACCATGGGCAGCGGGATTTAGAAGCCCTCGACATCGGCAGCCGGCTGCGTGCGGTAGCGCTTGACGCCGTGGACAAGCTCCAAGACGCCATCGCCGACCCGGAGGCCACACCAGCTTTCGTGCTCAAGGCCGCCACGGATGTCCTCGATCGCATCGGGCACGGGTCGGAGACTAAGCTCCGGCTCTCAGGAGGAGTAGACATCAATGCAGTTAAATCCTCCTACAACCCTGGCGCCGTTCAGCCGCGACCTCTCATTGACATCACACCGCCAAGTGCGGAAAATCCGCAACCTGCAATGGGCCAGACTTCTCGACAAAGCCCCAAGCTGGTCGAGGACCTCACGAAAAAGGGGTAGCTATGCAAAGGGCCGGGCTTATGAAAGAAAAGTTGACACCTTCGCCAGGCGCTTCTTCACCCAGTGGCTGTCTCAACCCTGGATCGAGTTCCTTGACGCCAACGGCCGAGGGTTTTGCCGCCCTGATGGGGTGGGCTTTGTGGATGGACGGTGCGCCCTTGTTGAGACAAAACTATCGCACTGCCTTGATGGAGTCGATCAGCTACATTCCCTTTATCTTCCAGTGGCTCGTGCAATCTGGCCATACACAGAGTTCGCGCTCGTGGAGGTTTGCAAATACTGTCGCCCTGGTGAATTTCCAGTTGTGGATAGCTGGGCAGCCGCGCTTGAGGACGGAGGGATGAAAATCCTCCAATACCTGCCATGAATGTTGGAATAGGCATCGGGATTGAGTTTCTCGGGAACCGGCCAGCCGGTGGCTCCTACATCCCGCCGGCCGCGGATATTCTAGCTGACTACAACCCCGGTGACGCAGATACGGTTACTGTAGTTACAGGAGTGTCAGCACTAGCCGATGCGGCCGGCGTTTCGCCGAACCTCGAGCAGAGCACAGGGAATGAGCAACCGCTGCTAATCGCTGGTGGACTCGCCGGGTTCGACACGATGCTCTTCGACGGAAGCAATGACTTTATCTTCCAAGCCTCCGGCAACTTCAGCCAGCCGACAACGATTTATCTTGTCGGACGGCAAATCACCTGGGTCGATGGTGGAGGCTTCTACGACGGGCTCAATAACGGCAGCATGAGGTTCAAGATGCGCACGGCCGAGCCCCAACTCGGGATCGAGGCCGGCGGCGATGTCGGAACAATCTCCTTGGCCGAAGGCTCGTGGGGAATTTTCACTGCCATCTTCAATGGTGGTAGTTCGCAAATCAGGCTGAACAAAGAAGCAGCGGTAACCGGTGATGCCGGGCCGTTCTCTGGTCAGCGCTTTCGTGTGGGCATAGGGTCAAGCTTCGGGAATGTGGAAATCGCCCGGATAGTTGCCTACACTGTAGCCCACGACACGTCAGCACAGAACGCAATTATTCAGGGCTTGGCCGATCAATACGGCCTGAGCGTGTAGGAGGACACAATGTCTAGCGCGCGATTTGCTTTCGCAATCTCTGCCGGCGCCACACCCTTGGTTTACAAGGGGCGTGAGCAAGCCGTGCAGGGAATTTATGTAGGTGGGGCCGGCAACATTACTATCACCGACATGGAAGGGAACTCGGTCCAGTTCACTAACGTTCCGGTTGGAGTTCTCCCAGTCTGCGCAACTCATGTAACAGCGGCAACGGCGACGGGACTCGTTGGCCTGGTGAAGTAGCCAATGGACGTAGAACAATGGTTGCCTTCGGCGGGCCAGCAGAGCAGTGTTCTGGAACAGGCCATACGTGGTGCGTTGACACAGCGGACACTGGCGCCACCACAGCCCTATACACCAATCACGCAGGACCCGTGGGGGCAGGCGCCGGCCGAAGGCAATCCGAGAGACAACCCGAACTTCATCCGCGACCCAAGGGACCATTCGCCGGCGGGGCAAGCGGAGCTCGGCGCGTTTGGGGCTATGGCACCAGAGCGTGCGATGGACAAGTTCTCCGGCTACGCAGACTTCTCGTGGGGCGGGCTGGCGGATGCGCTAGGCATCGCAACGGACATAACAAACCCGGTTGGGGCTGTCGTAAGTCGGGCTCTGAGCAGCGCAGTTACTGGCAGCGATCCCGCGCCAAGCGTGCAAGGAAGTTTGTCGTTCGGACAGCTAAACGATAGGGCGCTGGCGATGGGAACAACTATGGCCGATCTCGCAGCCCGAAACCGTGCACAGGGTATGTCACCAAGCATCGCACTGGGAATGGCAGCGGAGCGCGCGTATGGGGCTCTTGGTGGTGCAGCCAACGCAGCCATTGGCCGGGCGCCGACGACAGCTGAGCGTGATCGTGCCTATGGTCCTGGCTTCGGCGGTGCCTCGCGTGGTAAAGGCCCGGCGGCAAGCCGGACCGGCGGTCCTGGACAAGCGGGAGCCAGCTACTAATGGACCCAGAACTTCTAGCAGAGGGGAAAACCAAGGAGGAACTCGCACTCCTTGGTTATCAGGACCCGGTTTTCTTCTGCCGCTACTTTCTGAAAAACTACTTCCCGAAGCCGATGCCATGGGTGCATCGAGGCATCCTTGCGATCATGACCCGGCGCACGGACTTTCTCTGGCGTTATGGGGAGATCGACAAGATCATCCGGCACTTCACCTGGAAAACAGATTGGAAAGACCCGAACTCTCCAGAACATCCGATCTTCACGATTGAGGGAGATCGAATAAAGATGACGCTGGGTAAATACACCCTGCTCATGCTACCACGAGGCTTTTCCAAAACCACACTAGCTGGGATCGCAGTTAACATCTGGAACATCTGCTATAATGAAATTAAGTTCGGCGCTTATGTGTCGGAGGCCTCAACCCACGCGAACATGCAGATTAGCAATATCGCGGCGGAGCTTGAAGCGGACGATAAGGGTAACGCTGCGAACATCCGCCTTTACGCAGTCTTCGGCCGGCTCGCCCCGATGCGGACGGAGCCCCAAGTCTGGAAAGAAGGCTTTATCGAGACGGTCGGGGGCACGGCGCTAGTCGCGCGTGGGCGCGGAGCACAAATCCGTGGGCTACTGCACAAGGCGAGCCGGCCACAGAGGATAACTGTGGACGATGTGGAGGATGAAGAATCGGTTAAGACCGAAGAGCAAAGGCTCAAGACAAGAAACTGGGCCTATGGTTCTCTCATGCCGGCTCTGCCCGAGCTCGACCCAAATGCCAGCATTACCGCGCTTGGCACCCTTCTCCATCCGGACTCCCTCTTAGCCATCTGGGCGCTGGACCCGGTCTGGACCGTGATCAAGTTCGGGCCAATTGACAAGGACGGCGAGGCGCTCTGGCCTGAGAACCTGAGTAAAGAAAAACTCGAGGCCAAACGGCGGTCCGCCATCCTCGCAGGGACTCTCTCCACCTTCTACCTCGAATACTACGGGGAGATCGTCGCACCGGAGAGAATGAAATTCAAACAGGAGTGGTTCCTTTACGAAAAGGCTCCACCGCTGGACGAGCTCCAAACCGCGATCTACTGCGATCCGGCAATCTCAGAGAAGCGCCGGGCCGATCGAACTGCGATCTATGTAGTTGGGATCACGAAGAAGGGGAAAATCTACGTGCTCGACTACTGGACGGCAAGGGGCGCCAGCCCGCGCCAGACTGTTGACATGTATTTCCTTCTTGCCCAGCGCTGGAAATGCCGGCGGCACGGCTGCGAGAGCATTGCTTACCAAGCAGCTCTAGTCCATCTTCTTCGAGAGGAGATGTTCCGAAAACACTACTACTTCGAGATCGAGCCGGTTCCGAACAAGGCACGGAAAGAGGAGCGGATTCTCGGAATTCTCCAGCCGCGCTTCGCGGCTGGCTACATCCTGTTCACTAAACGGTTTATCGAGCTCGAGCAAGAACTACTCGAATACGGTATGCCTGGCGTGCATGACGACCAGCCTGACTGCCTCGCCGGCGCCATCGCGATGCTAGACCCCTATGCCGCCCAAGCTGCAGGCGACAAGGATCCTGGAGACGACTCAATGCAGCCCCTTGAAGATGACCTCGAGGGTCACGACTACGAGCCCGAATACATCGGCTCAGGCGGGTGAGACATGGACTCCCAAACTGTTGAGAAGATTGCGAGTAGCAGTGTCCTTCTAATCGCGGCACGGATTGCACTGGTGCTGCTGCTCCCCACACTAGTTTGGATGAACGCCCAGATTGGGGACATTAAGATCGCACAGGCCGAGACCCGTAAGGACATCGGCGCGATGGAGTGGAAAATAGATGTACTCTGGAAAGCCTACGACAGAGAAGATCACGAGTAGTCTAGTTCCGCCGGAGACTGTCAACTATCGGCCCGGCGACGGTGAGCAACTCTGTGGAAACTGCGAGTCCTTCGTGCCGGGCGCCGATGGTGAACCTGGCGCTTGCGTGAAGGTCTCCGGAGATATAGACCCGACGATGACGTGCGACCTGTGGTCTGGGCAGACCGGCGAACAGGCGTTCACTAATCCGTCGGTGCCGGGGAATTACTAGTGGTTGCGCCGAGACCCAGGCCTGACAAGTCAGGTGAGCTCTATGTGCCGGGCCGGCCCAAGGACCCTTGGGGTGATCTTGCCGAGGGGCTGTGGTCTGCCGTAAAGCCCCTCGTTACGCAACCAATTTCTGATACGATCTACAATGCTGTAACGGGTATCCCGTCGGCATTGGAGACCTTCGCGTATGAAACGATGCCGCAAGCGTATCAGGACTTCGCGAAGATGGCTGGTGCGGAAGCGGACCTAGGCCTTCCGGTTTCCGACGCCCCATTTACCAGGGACAATTTCCTCTCAGCACTCAACATCGCCATGCCTGAGTTCGGAGCATTGACCTGGCCTGTTGGCACTAGTCGAATTGCCAGTGCTCTAGCCGACGCGCCGGACCCGAGCCTGCTCAACGCTCAGTTCGGCGTCAAGCCCAATTCGATGAAAGCTCTCTACCACGGCTCGCAGGCAGCCCACGAAATTCTCACTGATGGCTTTCGCTCAGGTTTCAATGCGGAGATGGGTTTCCCTGGAGTAAGCACAAGCCAAAATCCTAACCTTTCCTACAAGTTTGCCGAAAGCGTTCCAGAGCACACACTGCGCGCGGTTCCCCGTGTCGAAGCAGAGCATGTTAGGAACATGACTCCTTGGGAGGATGTAACTAAACTTGATCAGTGGGACACCATGGAGGGTTTCCCTTGGGAGCGCTCAGAAGCTGTCCGGCTGCCAAACACAGTTTGGGCCGAAGACGAAACCTTCTTCCCGGCGCGGAAATCTGAAGTTGGCAGAAGGCTATTCTCTCCGTCGGATGTTGCAGTCGAGCCACAGCCTCTTCCAGGTGAGCGACTTTCTGCCCTGCAAAGTAAAACGATACCAGAGTCAGAGGGCTATCCACGAAAGGCGTATACTGATCGCTTTATGGATACTCGAACTCTTGGCGGGCCGACGCCATCTGATGTTCTCTTTGAATTTGGGAAAGCTGTAGGTTCAGCAGGTCAATACCCGGCTAATGCCTGGAACAAAATGCGCTATCCGTTGCAACTTGCAGCTGGAACCAATCGCACGATTGTCAAACTTTACAACGCGCTTTGGCCGAAGGAGATGGAAAGGCTTAGAGAGCTCCATGCCGGGATGCAGAGTGTTTCCGAAATGCGGCCGTTTTACACACCTGATGTTGCTCAAGCGTTGGGGCCTAAAGAATACAACCGGCAACAAACAACATACCGACATGCTGTTTCAGCGTTTAACAACAAGGTCTCCACATTCGCCAGTGAGCTCAACGCCAGCATCAGAACCCAACAGCAGAAGCTTGGGACAATGCTTGGGCAAGTCAGTCTCAACCTGTCAACCCGAGAACAGGACTTACTAGCTCAACACCTAATCCGATTGAAAGAGGCTGGCAAAACCAATACAGATATACTTGACTATCTTGATGAACTAGAGGATGCTATACGGCAGGGAAATGTCGGGGAATTTACCAAAACCTGGCAGACCGCCGAACCGGCGAGGACGCAAGGCCCAAATGGCTGACAACGAGACAGAGCTACGATCTGGCCTTGGCACTGACACGGATGATAAGCGTCCGAAGTTCAAGGAAGGTGTCTCTGGAATAGATGCGCTGAACGACAGCGAACATCACAAATACGTGCTGGACTACCTCCTCAACCGGCTCAACTTTTCAGAAGAAAAGATGAGTCAGTTCTACAACCGCTGGCAGATTAATGAAAGGAAGGTTCAAGCCTACATTCGGCTGGACAAACTGGACACAGTCCTCAAGCAGATGAATGACTCTGGGAAACCGCCCCAGATCACCAACATCATCATGCCGTATGAGTTCGCGACTATCTGGACGATAGTTACCTATCTCATGCAGGTGTTCTGCGGACGCCGGCCGATCCTTCCCGTGCAGTCGAACAACGCGGACCTGGCGAAGAACGCAATCTCAATGGAAACGTATCTGCAATACAATGCAGAGCACATCCGTCTGGTCAAAACCCTCTTCCACTTCCTGCAAGACTCTCAGGTCTACGGGCTTGGCATCCTCCGGACAAACTGGATCGTTGAGGAGCGCCTGCGGACAAAGAGAAATAAACAGGATCAAACTGATTTCACTGGGCAGCTCATCGGACAAAACTTCTCCAAAAGTCGGGAGATGACTACTGTGTTCGAGGGGAATGATGTGATAGTCCAGGACCCTTACCTGTTCTTCCCAGACCCTCGAGTTCCGATGACTGAGGTTAATCGTCGGGGCGAGTTTGTTTTCTGGCGGGATTTTGTCGGTAAGCACGACCTGAAGAAGCTTGAGGCCGCCGGCGAGGTGAAATACCTTGGCAAGGCGCCGGACCGGCTTCCGTCCAATCGCTTTGGCGACGGTGGAGAGTCCTCACGAACAACACGCTCACAGGGCGATGCCGTGCCGGGCTCGGAGACCTCAGCGCCGGGGCTGCAAAACTTTGTGCAGATTGATCAAGGGTCGGTGGAAATCATCCCGGCCGAGCTTGGGCTTGGTGACTCGGAAGTCCCCGAGAAATGGATGTTCGCCATCGCGAACAAGGGACAGATTATCCAGGCAAAACCGACACAGTTCGATCACGGGATGCATCCTGTCTGCGTGACGGAACCTCTGGTCCTCGGAAAGGGCTTTGGGAACCTCGGCATGGCAGACATGCTGGGGCCGATCCAGGACGCTATCTCGTGGCTGCTCAACAGTCACATGGACAACGTGCGCAGGACGATGAACAATCAGTTCATCGTCGATCCCAGCCTGGTAGAAATGCAAGACCTTAAGAAACCGGGGCCGGGCCGGCATATTAGGCTCAAGCGTGCGGCCTATGGCATCGACGTGCGGACGGCAATTCAGCAGCTCAGCGTCACGGATGTGACCGCCTCGCATATTGGTGACCTCGATGTAATCATGAAGATCGGCGAGAAGATGAGCTCGGTTACCGACAACCTTATGGGGTTGCAGGACAGGGGCGGTCGGAAATCGGCTACTGAAGTTCGACGGGCCGGCGATGCTGGAGCGTCTCGGCTTGCCATGATGTCTATGTTGATCTCCTCGCAGGCCATTGCGGATATGTCTGAGCAGATGGTGATTAACACTCAGCAGTTTCTCTCAGACGATTTCCAGCTCAAGGTTCTTGGACAGGACGGCGCGCAGGCGCCGATTAACGTCAACGCTCAAACCCTAATTGGAGATTTCAACTTTTCCATCCACGATGGCACGTTGCCAGTTGACAAAATCGCAATGCTCGATGTGTGGAAGGAAATTTTCCTTGGGGTGCAAGCCGATCCAGAACTTCGACAGACTTACAGCCTGCCTTCAATCTTCGAGTGGGTGGCAAAGCTTGGTGGAGCCAACAACATCGGAAGCTTTAGGTTGCAGCTTTCCCCACTGGAAATGATCATGAAGCAGATGCAGGGTGGGAACGTAGTCCCGCTCAATGGAGCTGGAAACCAAGGCCGGCCGCCCATTGATCCGAGTTCAATCGGCCCACGCATGCTACAGGGGCAAGCATGACTCGCGAAGAAATAGACACTAGATTGCGATTAGAGGCTCCAGAGCCTTGGACGGCCGACGATACGAAGGAGCTCTTCGCGTTGCTCCAGAACAAATCGCTGTTCAAAGCCTTGCAGCTTGTCAACGCTAATGCAGAGAACCAGACGACAAGTCTGTTGAAACTGGATTTCGGTAAGCCCGAGGACATTCTCACCGCGACACGGGTGCAGTCAAAAGTCCGTGGGGCTATCGCAGCAATAGACGACTTTATCGAACTAGCTTTTAACCAGGAGACTTCAGATGGCAATACAGGAACAGAACCAGCCGACGCCGAGTGAGCCTGCCGCCCAGCCCGCAGCAGCTCCCGCGACGGCCCCGACTCTACCGCAGTCGTCGGAGGAACACCTCCGCTTCGACCCGATGGAATTTCTTTCTCAGACTCAGCCTGGCGATCAGGGTGTGGAGCCCGCAGCTGCTCCGCAACCTGGCGCTGATCCGCTGGTCGTGCAACCTGGCACGCCGGCGGCTCCAGGGACAGTTCCCGTGGATGCGCCTCAGCCCACGATGGTCCCGCAAGCTCCGCAAGGCGAACCGCAGCTGCTCGAGCAGGTCGCTATCCTGCGTGCTGAACTCGCGGCGTTGAGGGGAAATCCCCAACCACAGCCGCAACAGCCACAGGCACCCGGCCCGCAAGCTCCGCAAGGCTATGACCCGAGTAAACCTGTCAACTACACTCTCGAAATCCCAGACAACGTCATGATGGGTCTGAGTTCAGATGACCCAGTGCAGCGGAAAGCTGCGGTCTCCAATCTTCTTGGAGGCTTCGGTCGCTATGTAGACTTCCATTTCCGGGCAGCAATGAACCATGCTGTGTCGAACATCCCGGCGATGGTGCAGAACATGATCCGCGAGCATTCACACAGTCAGCGTATGCACGACGATTTCTACGGCAAATACGCTGAACTGAACATCCCCCACCTCAAGCCGATGATTGGCCAGATTGCCGGCGACCTGGCTCGGAGGAACAACTGGGGGAACCAGTGGACTGACGCTATTCGAGATGCGGTTGCGCGGGAAGCGTTTAAACAACTGGGCCGGCCATTTCCCGGCACTGTTACCACTCCGGCTGCCAATCCTCGCCCACCGGCTCAGATCGGCGGCGGGAAAGGGACGCCTGGGACTCCAGTCATGTCCGACACGGAGCGACAAATTCGCGAACTAATGTGAGGTAGACTACAATGGCTATTCAGGGCCTTCGAACCACCGCCAACTTCGTGGCCGATCAGCGGCCACTCAACTGGCGTGAGGCAATTCTCGTCCTTCGGCCTAACGGCAGTGCGCCGCTGACGGCTCTTACCAATCTGATGGCGTCGTCTTCGACTGACGACCCGCAGTTTAACTGGTGGGAAAAGGCAATGCCGGCACAGCGTTATGCTCTCCAGGCCACCATCGACGCAGTGCAGACCACGCTGCCGCTGGAGTCAGGGGCGGCCGGCGGTCTTAAAGACGGCCACGTGCTGTTGATCGAACAGACGAAAGAAATCGTGCTCGTCAACGGCGATCCGACCTCTGACACCATTCAGGTGCAGCGTGCGGTTGCCGGTTCGGTTATCGCGACGCTGGTCAACACCGGCGCAGCGGGCGTCAACCCGTATGTCCGCGTCATCGGCAATGCTCAGGAAGAAGGCTCTGTGCCTCCGACTGGCATCAACTATGACCCGGAGAAGAAATACAACTATACGCAGATTTTCCGGAATACGCTGGAAATGACGCGCACGGCCTCCAAGACACGTTTGCGGACTGGCGAGCAGGTCAAGGAAGCAAAGCGGGAGTGTCTCGAACTCCACTCCATCGAAATGGAGAAGGCGTTTTGGGATGGTCAGCGGCTGGAAACTACCCGCAAGGGTAAGCCGTTCCGTATGACTGGTGGCGTGCTGAGCTTCATCCACTCGAACAACATCGTTAATCAGGCCGGCGCTTCGACCGACATGATGACGCTGGAAGGTTGGCTGAAGCGCATCTTCGACTACGGCTCGAATGAGAAGATGGCCTTCACTGGCAACACGGCGCTGCTCGCGATCAACCAGATCATTCGGAAGAACAGCACGTATAACATCCAGAACGGAATCAAGGAATACGGGATGGATGTCACGCGGCTGGTTTGCCCGTTCGGGACTCTGGTGATCAAAACTCACCCGCTGTGGAACCAGATTGGCGGTGGCACTACCACCGGCACGGCGTATTACGGGTTGGACTCTCGCTTTGTTGTGCTTGACATGGCGAATATCCGGTATCGTTACTTCAACGGTGCTGATACGAAGTATGAGCCCAAGCTCGAAAGCAATGGCGTTGACGGCATGCAGTCTGGGTATTTGACCGAGGCTGGGATCGAGGTCTCACAGCCTCTGACCCACTTCGTGATCAACGGCCTGGCCACGCCGGCCCGCGACGCGTAAGGAGGCCAACATGACAGCTAAACTTCCTCAGACCAGCGCGAACCGCGTCCTCATGGAGGGGGCTATCCGGAAAATTCCGGGCCTCAATAGTGGGGACTACAACCTTGACCAGCCGCCGTTCCTGTTCGACTTCGGCTCGCTGGCCTTTTCCACCTCTGCTGCAGTCACGTCGCCCCGGCGCCTTGCTCCGTTCGATATGACGGTCGTGGCGATTCTCGTGGCGGCGGCAACAGCACTGACTGCCACGGGGCTGCTAACCATTGGTGTGGTCAACGACACGGATAGTCTCGTCGATGATTATCCGCTCGCATCGCTGACCTCGGGGCTGAACGACATCAGCACCGCGACTACGGTTATCACTGCCGGTCGGACGCTCAATAAGGGCGATATTCTCCAGGCCAGCATCTCGCAGATTACTGGGACCGCCGGCGCCGGCGTTATCAGTGTCGTCGCTATCTGTGTGCCTCGGTGATTGAGCGGGCGACAGTTAGTTGCCCGATCATGGGGGATAGGGTGTTGCAACCCTATCCCCTAAACCGGGTGACTATTCTCGGGATGGGTGTCAGCGTATATAGCTGGCTCACCGAGATGCACAAGGTCCATGGGAAAAGAGTCGAAGGAGAAGAGGTCTGGACGATTAACTCAGGTGCGTTTACCTTTCGCGGAGATTTGGCCTTTGACATGCACGAGGCCGGTTGCTCCACGCCGGACCGCGATCCGTTCTTCGCTCAACGGAGAGAGCAGTATAAGAAGGAGAATGTTCAGGTAGTCTTGCCGAAGGCCGACCCGAACATTCCACTGAGTTACACCTATCCGCTGAAACAGGTTGTAGAAGCTTATGATGATAGCTACTACGACAACAGCGTGAACTACATGCTGGCCTTTGCCTTTCTGTGCGAACCGAAAGAGATTTGCCTCTACGGCGTGGATTACAACTACACCGCCGGGGCCAAAGTCCACGGGTATGAGCACGGTCGATGCTCGACAGAATACTGGATCGGTCGGGGCCGGCAAAAGGGGATTCACTTCACCGTCTCGCCAGTGACCACGTTGCTTGAGGCTAACACGCGGTTCAAGAGCGGCAAGATTTACGGCTACGCCAGAAAACCCATCTGGTCAAGCACGGGTGATAAACTCACCCTTGGAGGATTTAGTGACCCGGACAGAGTTGGAGAACCAGATCTCTCGAACCTTGAACCGAGGGACAAGGTATAACGCAGAGATCCCGATCTATGTAGCTCGAGCGGTTAAATGGCTTGAGCGGAATTATAGCTTCGACTATATGGAGCGGCTTGTCACGTTTTCGCTTGATCCGGCGGCAGCTAGTCCGGAAGTCCTCCCATACCCAGAGCGGATTAAAAGTCTCACTTGGCTTCGAAGACTCTCCACAGGCGCAGACGCCGGGACGAAGTATGACTACCTGACGAAGATAGCACCACAAGACCTTGCGCACCTGCGCCTGGGTGTTCCGAGAGGATACTGGATCGACGGGGATGATTTTCTAAGACTCGATGCCATCGTGCAGGAAACAACCAACTGTGAGATGAGTTACATCCAGTATACCAACTATGCCGGGCTGGCAGCTGATGGAACCTTCTATCTCCTTGAGCACGCGGATGATTTGCTCGAGGCCATGGCAATAAAGCGCATGGGTGGGATTACTCGAAATCGGGAACTGGCCGCCGAGTTTGCTGAGCAAATCCCCGACATGCTCCACACACTGGTGAATGCTGATGCAGAGCGAAGAGAGACCAATACCCAAACTGAGTTTGGCTTCGGACGAGACTACTTCGCCGAAGATAATGAAACCGGAAACGGTGCTGACACCGCCTAAGGTCATCGACATTCGTGTCGCTTGTCCTTATGAGCCCATTGGTTATACCGTAGTTCATATGTATGAAACTAACGGGAGTCACCAGATTGACGATATTAAGGTGCCGAAAAAGTGCAACGCTTGCGGAAGGTATTTCAAGCTCCGACCGCAGATCACACTTAGGGGTGTGCCCCTGGAGACAAAATGACACTCGATGAACTGATCACCGCCGGCGAAGAAGGGCTAGTTCGAGAGCCGGCCCGGCTTTATCGGATTAGTCTGCAGTTGCAGAAAGACCTCAAGCCTGAAATCAGGGCTGGTCTTGAAGCAGACTTCGACAAAGTTCACGGCCAGCTTGCCGCACGTGTTGGGCTGAAACTGGCCAACAGTTATGTGGCGCACCTGCGCCCGGATGTGCAGCATGGCAGCTGATGCCTGGAAGATGTATGACACGGCGAGGGAGCGGATCGCTGATGCGACCTATGACCTCGACAATGATACGTTCAAGATGGCGCTTTACCTCAGCACGAGTGATGCGGCAACGCTGACCTCGGGTAATGCTGAGAAGGCTGATCTTACAAACGAGCACGCCAACGCGAATGGCTACACCACTGGCGGGGTGACGGTCGCTGCAACCTGGACACGCAGTGGCTCTACTGTCACCTTCGATGTGGCGGATGGGGTTTGGACTGCCTCCACAGGCAGTATTGTCGCTAGGTTTGCTGTGATCTACGACGATACTCACGCGAGCGACGGTCTGTTGTGCATGAGTTTGCTCGACAACGCGCCGGCCGACATCACGGCGACAGATGGTAATACTCTAACAGTCCAGATCAATGCCTCGGGAGTGTTTACGCTCACCGGCATGACCTAAGCTCTAATGGCCGTTGCCTTTAGGGCATCTGCTACTGGGTCGGCCAACCCGACCACAGGTTTTACTTTCACCGTTCCTGCGACCACGCAGGCTGACGATGTAGTTTACCTTTGGATTACGAATAGAGACAGCACTAGCGCGCCGGGCGTCGTGGATAATGAGGGCGCCGGCGCCTGGGCTATGAAGAAGAACCAGGCTGCCGCAACCAATGGCGGTGGGTCTCTCTGGTGGAAGCGCGCTACAGCTAACACCAACAGCAAGACGATTACGGTTTCAGGCCTGACCGGTTCAAGCGCCGGCGTGCTGTTGGTGTTCTCCGGCGTCCCAACATCCTGGACCGAGCCGATCGCTGATCTCTGGAGTGAGTCTCGTGCTTCGGGCACAGAGCGAACGACTCGCGGAATCAGCATGTTAGCTGATCGTGGTGGGGCGGCTGTCCTTTGCGTAGCCAACACGGCTAATGACAACGCTGTTAGTGGTGGCGCGTTTGACAACGAGCTGACTACCGATGGAAGCATCGAGCACCTGAGCACCGGTGGTAGTGACTGCGGTGCGTATATGTCTTACTGCCTCGTGACTAATGCCAGCACGGCGGGGTATGGTCGAGGCACTTGGACACAGGTTAATGGGACAACTGCGGCGCTGATCTTTGAAATCCCAGGGATGGATTTGTCAGCACTGACAGACAAAATCAGTCTTGTTGGGCACAACTGCCCGGCGATCCAGACACCTACGACGGCGGCAGATGTTCACCTACCGTCTTGGCTCTTGGCCAATGATGTAATCTTCGCCTGGATCACAAATCGAGATGCGACCGGCGACCCGACGGTCGGGGATGATGAAGGGGCTGGAAGTTGGGCAAAGGTTACAAATCAGGCCGCTGCAACTAGTGGCTCTGGTTCAATCTGGTGGAAACGGGCGTCAGCTAACACCCATGACAAGCTCCTTTCGATTTCAGGTGTAACTGGGAGCATTGCTGTTGTCATTCGCGTCTATCGCGGAGCGGTCACCACAGGTGATCCATATGAACAAGTTGCTGGTGAAGCGAATGCCAGCGGGAATGAAACACAAGTTCAAATCACGCCGACTGGAAACGATCGCAGAGTTTGTTTCGCAGTTTTCAACAAAGCTGATATTACGCCTACAACCATGGTCTGCACTGACCCCACGCTTGTCAGTCAGACACATTATAGAAGCACCGGCGGTTCGGACTCAGCCGTAGATGTTGTCTGCGGGCAGCAAGGAACTGCGGCGCCCACAGGCGCGTTCACTTGGGCACAATCCAATGGAACGACTGCTTCAGTCGCCTTCGCCATCATTCCGGCGTCGGCTGGTGTTAGTGCCGCTCCAGGCGTCGGCTCGCTGACGCTGACTGGACAGGCCCCGACAATTTTCGGGACTAAGGTTGCGGCACCAGGTGCTGGTGCTTTGAGCCTCACTGGACTCGCGCCGGCGGCCCGTTTGCATATTAGAGTCAAACCGGGTGTTGGTTCGCTATCGCTGAATGGACTCGCTCCCGCGGCCAAGCTAAACATTATCCCAAAACCTGGTGCGGGGGCACTTAGCCTCACCGGGTTCGAGCCGACGATTGACATAGCTGCCGCGCCTGAGGACGACATAACTGTCAGCGTCCCGCCGGCAAACAAACATCCGCTGTTGGGCTGGCAGATGTCGGCGACCGGCGATAAGTGGATGTCGCGTGGTGCTGCGCTGACGATCTCGGACACTAAGGTCGGCACGATGAACGTGCTGCTTAAGTTGGCCGCCGGGTCCGACGGACTAGTCATGCCGATACTCAGTCCAATCGTCGGTGGCTCGGCATATCCGATACTAACGCGCAATGCCAGCAATACGCTCATCTTCACCCTCCGGCGGAACGATCTTGGAGTTATCTGGCAACACGAGCTCACTAATTTTGATGAGACCAATTATCCAGGCTGGGTAAACATAATCATCTCGTGGGACCTGGCAGCAACAACTGGGTTGTTCTATGTCGATGGGGCGCCGGCCGGAACCTCAACTACAGGGCCGCTAGACAACACAGTTGAGCTCGATGGCTTTAACGGGTCCTGGGATATTGGATTGGACTTTATCGACAATGATTTCCTCGAAGCCGATATGGCTCGAATTTTCTTCACTTCAGCTGCTTTCATTGATCTAACTGACGCGACGAATAGAGAGAAGTTCCACGCCGGCGCGGCGATGAATGTAGACGGGTCGCGTCCGCTAGGCATCCAGCCGGAGATTTTCTTCCAACTTTCTCAGTGGTCTGCGGGCCGGCGAGACCTCCGAAACAGGGGGTCCGGCGGCTCGTTTAGTGTCCCCGGTACTTTCGCATTTTCTGCAGACAACCCAACAGATGGACTGGATGATCTAGGGCTAACACTCTCAGGCTTCTCGCCGGCGGTTGTTAATCCGAAGTTTGCTTTACCTGGGGCTGGTGCCCTTACGCTGACAGGTCTCGCGCCGGCGCCCCGACTCAATGTCAGGGCTAAGCCGGATGTCGGGGCGTTGACACTTGATGGTCAGGCACCAATCATACTAACTCCACGGACTGTTCCTGTTGGGGCTGGTGCACTGACGCTAACCGGACAGGCTCCAACCATTGGTGTTGCTGCTGTCACCTTCCCGCCGGCCGGACAACTATTGCTCACTGGCTTCAAGCCGCAGGCTGTTGCAGCGCAGCTAGTTGTTCCAGGACTGGGTTTCCTAACCCTAACAGGCTTCAATCCACTCACACTGCTCGCACCGTTCTATCAGGACTCAGCTCCAACAACGACAGAGTTCTACACGGACAGTGCTCCAACCACAAGTTCATTCTACACAGACAGTCAGCCTGTAGCCAATGACTTCTACGTTGACAAAACCAACATGCCGGGCGCATCATACACTGATAGCGCACCAACGGCGACTGGCGCATATGAGGACTTCTGATGGCAAAGATCGCAGCCAATAGAATTAAGGCCACAACGGTCATTACCGCCACCGGCGACGTAACAGCGACCGGCACGGTGAATGGCTATCGCCGATTGAGCGACATCCCAGGGATCAATGCTGGTGATACTTTCGATTATCTAATCTTCGCCGGCGCGGACTGGGAGATAGGGGAAGGTGTTTACGCCACAACCCCCAATACCTTTGTGCGACAAACAGTCTACGACAGCACAAATGCTGGTAACCGGGTAAGTTTTGCTTCGGGGACGAAGGTCGTTGCTGTTGTTCAGCCGGCACAGAAAGCCCTGCTCACAGATCTCATTGCGACGATCACGGCTCAGTGGACGCTCACAGCGCCGATCGTTCTCGGTGGACTGACTATTCAGGGCAACACCACCGCGTATTCCACCGATGCTGATGCAGGACTTGGGCCTGAGTTCATGCTCGCCCGGCGGTCCGGCAGCCCGGCAGTGGACGATCTTCTTGGCCGCTATGGCATCTCGTGGTGGGGAACTGCCACCAGTCCTTCGGACGTTCTGGCCGCGGCACTATATGCTAAAGCCCTCGACACAACCACGGGCTCGATGGATGCCAAGGCTGTTCTTGGTGCGCTTGTCGCAGGCTCCTTTGCTGACGTCTTGCATCTCCACGACGGCGTGGTAGTTGGAACGACTTCAGGTGGCTTCCCTGGAGAGGGGAAGATCAATGCGAAAGGCTATCTCGTCAACGGGGCCGATCTCCTTGCAGCGACCATTCCGGTTATGCTATCGACCGAAACTGGTGCGCTTTCCACAGTCACTCAGATCATTCCAGACGATGATACCATCCCGCAGAACACTGAAGGACTGCAACTGCTCAGCAAAAGCATAACACCGAGGAAGGCTGGAAACATCATCAGCGTTCGCGCCTTGGTGAACATGAGCACGCGAAGCAATGGTGTTGGGATCGCGGCGCTATTTCGGGACTCAGTCGCGAACGCGCTGGCGGCCGGCCGGCACGGTGACTCAGAGGCTTCGCAGGACTATGGTCAAGTGCTTCTCGAATACTCCATGCTGGCAACTAGCACTGACACGATTGAATTTAAGCTCAGGGTTGGACAGTCTATTGCCGGTGGGCTGATTATCAACGGAGATGGTGACGGGACTAGACGCTTTGGTGGAGTGTGTCTGTCGTCACTCCGCGTCTCAGAGTACTACGCCACATGAACTTTTTGAAAAACTACCTGACACTCGATTGCGCCCTGCACGCCGGGGCGGCGGCGCTGTTGACACTCCTCTTCGGCTGGCGAGCGCCTTGGGAGGTAGCGACCCTCGCGTCGCTCATCTTTGTCGCTCGTGAGATGGAGCAGTCCAGCAGTCGTTGGTCCTTCAACTGGACACCTCACCGTTGGGCGGAAGCCACGGCGGGGTTCCCGGCGGCTTACCTCATAGCATTGGTGTTTCAGCTATGGAGATAATAGGTAAAGTAACCCTGCGGCACTGGCGCGGAGAGGAATTGCTCTACGAGCACCTCTTCAAGAACCTTGTGACCAACGCTGGGCTGAACCTTGCAGTCAAGCGCCTTGGTGGTGTTACGGCAGACCCGGTAGTCGCGGTTGCTGTTGGCGACAGCGGCACGGCGCCGAGCGCGACGCAGGCTGCCCTTGTTGGGACTGAGATCACGCGCGGGGCGATGACGTTTACAGCAACTGGTAATGTGCTGCACGGCGAAGCGACTATTGGCCCGTTTACCAGCGCAGTTACTGTTCGCGAACTGGGCATCTTCACAGCAATGACTTCGGGCATCATGTTCTCTCGTGTGACCCCAGTGGAGTTCACGATGGATCCACTAGACACCGTTGATGTAATCTGGGAAATAGATGTGGAGTGATTGACATGGATTTCATTCGGGAGAAGAATGTCAATGACTAAAGTCTTGGGCAGGTTCGAGAACGAACTGCTGCTTGGGGCGAAGCCCAGCCTCCCGAACAAGCGTCCAGTTTTCATCAAAACCGCGCTCAACGTCATCGCTGATGAGCTCTCGTTGCAGCCGACCTTTGGCTTTCGCCAGTTCGCTCCGAGACCAGCCACTGAGCCGATCTTGGGTATCCAGACGTTTCTTCGGGCCGGCGTGCCGACACTACACGCTGCGACCAAGACTAATATTTACGAGTACACTAGATCTTCTGGTTGGTCCTCAGTCGGGGCTGGTTTCACAGGAACGAATCTGGACCTGTGGGATATTGAGCCTTGGGGTGACTGGGCTATCGCTACAAATGGTGTGGATGTTCCGCAGGTTGATAAAGGTGCAGGCTATGCCGCATTGGGTGGGACCCCGCCGAGCCCGGCGATCGCCATTGTTCCCTGGAAATCCTTTCTTATTCTTGTAACCAAGGACACGGTTTACTGGTCGGATCAAGATGCACCTGAAACCTGGACAGCTCTCCCTGAAAACCTCGCTGGCGAACTCCCGGCGCGCGACATCAAGTCGTCCATCCGAGCAGCTCTCCCTCTCGGAGAGATGGTCGTTCACTACACGCTCGACCAACAAAGAGCTGTGCAGTTCATCGGAGGAAACGATGTGTTCGGGAGAATCAACCTCGACAGCGGCATCGGCGCAGTCGGCCGAAACGCCGTCTGCAGTGCGAACCGGCGACACTACGGATGGGGACCAAAAGGTCTGTGGGAGTCTGACGGATCGCAGTATCTATACATAGATAATCCTGATGTTAAGGACTATATCCAGGCAGACCTGAATGCTGATCTCATCTCTCGTGTTTGCGTCTTTCATCTTCCTCAATACAGGGGGATCGTCTTCTCCTACCCCAGAGATGGTGAGGATGGCAATAGTTCCTCAGTGCTCTTCCAATACGAGCAGCGGGCCTTTTGGCCCCAAGGCTGGGGACGGACGTGTGCGGTGGAAGACAGTGCCTTCGGATCACCACTCTTCGGGGATGAGAACGGGGAAATTTGGGAGATGCCGGCCGCCCACGGTGAAAGTTCAACGGCGATTTCGGGCTCGGCGATGGTGATGCGCGAACGCTGGTTTGGAAGTTCCAATAGGTTCTTGACTCCTTATGGAGAACAGACCTTTGGGGCACTTGGAGAGGACATCGCCTTTGGCTGAAGAAAGCGTCACGCTGCTGCTGAATCATGGAGCGGAAACAAAGCCGATTGGCTTCACGGGTGAGTCGCGAAGTGAATTCACCACCAAGCCATTGGAGCTCCAAAATGACAAAGTTGAGAAGTTCCTTGAGGGGATTGTTTTTGAGATTAACACTGACTCGCGTCCAGAGCTCCTTCTTCATATGGAGTTCTACATCGGCACGGCGAACCGGCTGAAAGACAGCCCGGAATGGTTTGGCCCCTTTTCGTTACAAGAGGCCGATACACCATACTGGTTTGATCTTGACGATGGGATTGAGTGTAAGCGCTATATGTTCGTGAAACTCACTGATGATCCAGTTTCTGGTATCTGGCAGCTCACTGCGATTGAGCTACTTGGAGTCGAGGATGGGGGCCGGATGGAATGAGTTTCTGGGATCAGATAAAGCCTGCAAAGGAAGAGACTTGGCAGAGTTGGGTCTTTCGGTTTATTCTTTGGAATCGCCAGCGCGACGCCATGGCTAGACCAATTCAATTGCCGAGCTACTCCGTGAACAATCTCCCACGACCGAATCTTTCTGGAATGATGATCTTTGTCGTGGACGAGACCGGCGGGCCGACGCCAGCGTATTCAGTCACGTTGGCAACCTCGGGGGCTTGGCATAGGGTAAGTGATGGAGCGATCGTGTCATGAGTTTTGGGCTTAGTAAGATTTCACGTGGACGGCTTGTCGGGGTTAACAAGGACCTCGTTTCCGTAGTCGAGCTGGCGATCAAGCTCACCGAGGTAGATTTCATGGTGACTGAAGGTCTCCGCAGTGTAGCTCGGCAAGCTGCGCTTGTCAAGGCCGGCGCCTCTACCACGATGAACTCTCGACATATTACAGGGCATGCGGTGGATTTGGCAGCCCTAATCAATGGTGAGGTTCGTTGGGATTGGCCGCTTTATCACAAGTTGGCAGAGGCTATGAAGAAAGCCGCGCTACAATTGAAAGTCCCTCTGGAGTGGGGCGGGGACTGGAAAACGTTCAAGGACGGACCCCACTTTCAACTACCTAGGAAGGACTACCCCTGATGGCAATGACAGCAACGAAGGCCAATTGGGCCGGGCTCGCGACAGCCGGGACGGTGCTGGTGACAGCGCTGATCGCACGACTTACTGGGATCGTAGAGGCGCCGGCTGAGAGCGCTATTGGCGAAGCGGTTATCGCCTTCGCCATGGCCGGGGCTAGCTATATCTCGGGCTTCATCGTCACATGGCTGGCTCCGGCCAATCAGCCGAAGGCTTAGTCATGGGTATTCTCGGGCAGCTGGCGAAAGCTTTGCTCGACTCTCTCTTCGGAAAGGTGTTGGAGTTCATCAACACCCTCCGAAGGGAAGGGCAACTGAAGAAGCAGGGCGCACAAGAAGCTGAGGAGGTTCGCCGTGAAAAAACAGACGATGTCGTTACCGCTGCGCGTGGGATTGAGCGGAAGCCTTCTGGTGGCTTGTCTAATACTATTAATCGGTTGTGAGACACTGAAAGTTGAAGCAACAAATGAGTGCGACTGGTTTGTCGATCAAAGCTTTGCGCAGGATACCAAGGATTGGTTGCTTCGCCACCTTGACGATGCGCCGGCCAGTGCGGAAGGAGACCTGAAAAATGTCGCTGACAATTCCGAAAAGTATCGGCTATTCTGCCGGCCCGGACAGTAAGAAAACTGTTGAATTGCATCTCATCTCCGCTGGTGGGTGGACAGATGACGATGTAGACTATGTTGAGAAGTTTATCCAGGCGGGCGGCCGGCGAGGCCTGAATCGGAATTGGGTCTTTGAGCAGGCTGTAAATGGTGTGCTGAAAATCTATCGGATTACCGGGAAGGCCAAGGGTATTTGGATTGTGCAGCTTGGCCAACACCCTAACGGCATGGAGTTCTGCTGTTGGGGCATGGCTGGTGATGGGGTCTGGCGAGTCTGGAAACAGTTGTGGGAGCTACACAAGCTTGCCGGCGCGAATCTTGGTTGCCGGTGGGTCACGGCCTATACGGAGGACCGGCGAATTAAGAAAATGCTGGTTCGCGTGGGGCTACAACAGTTTATGAGCGGACATATGTGTGAAGTCCGCGGAGCGTTGCACTGATGGGCGGTGGCGGTAGCAGTGGTGGTGGGAATAACAAGGCTGTGCAAAGCACAGCGCCTTGGAACCCACAACAGCCTTATCTCAAGGATATTTATGGGCAGGCGCAGCAGGCTTATGGCGCGACGCCAAAGAGTCCGTGGGGTGGAGACTTCATTGCCGGCCCGTCGTCACAGCAGCTCAACGCACTGCAGATGGCCGAGGGGATTGTCCCGACTGTCGGGAACCTTGGACAGGGTGCGATTGATCTAGGGCAAAAGACCCTCGCCGGCGATTTCCTCAACCCGCAGACAAACCCGGCCTGGAACGGCATGGTTGAGGCTGCGCTCAATCCAGTCACGCAGCGCTACACGCAGCAAATTCTTCCAGGTATTCGTTCGCAGAGTGTGGCGAACGGGGCCTATGGTGGGAGCCGGGAAGCGATCGCGCAGGGACTCGCTGCACAGGGATTTGCGCGAGAGGCTACTGACGCGACGAGTCGGCTCGCTTATTCACTTTACGGTGATGAGAGAAATCGTCAAGCTCAGGCACCGTCGATGATTTCCTCTGGCCTCGGGTTGCAGTTTGCGCCGAGCGAGTATCTCTCCAACATCGGTGGACAGTATCGTGGATTTACCCAGGATGCTATCAACAACGCGCTGGCTGGACGAGATGATCTTCGCACATCGCCCTGGGCTGGACTCCCCGAGTACTCTGGAATTGTCCAGGCCGGCTATCCAGGCTCTTCTGCAACTCAGCGAAACTACAACACAACTAACCCGTTTGCCTCAGGTCTTGCAGGTGCTCTGGGCGGAGCCGCCCTCGGTGCGGGCATTGGGGAACTGACTGGAGCGCAGGGTCTTGCTGGCTATGCGCCATATCTCGGGATCGGGGCGGCCCTTGGTGGCCTCGGTGGAGCGTTCATCTAATGCCGCAGAACCAACCGCAACAGTCTCCATTCACGCCGGCCCCGGCCATTGGTTTGCCTAAGTTCAATCTTCCGGTAGTTGACTTGGGAAATCCCTGGAACAATATAGTTCAGGGTGCAACAAACTTCCTAGGCGGCGGGGCCGGCGCGAACGCGCTTAACACTTGGTTGCAAGGAAGCGCGCCCGGCGCCGATACCATGGGGCAAATTTTTCAGCCCTTGGAACGTGCGGCTGGAAGCTATTATGACTCTATCACCGGGCAAATTCCAGGCTTCTCCGTGGATTGGACTGAAAATCCATGGGCTGCTAAACCGGCCGGCCCGACTCGCCCGCCTGAAGCTGCGCTACCTGGATTTGAGGACGACTCGGCTGGCAATCAGGGATTTGATCCCCTGTCGATGTTTGGACAGGGTGGAGGATATTCGCTCGGACCCTCTTATGAGTCTGATCCGATCGACTATACCGCGGGATTTCCTGAGGCTCCACAAGAGGCCCCGACAGATTGGAGCGCGATTAATGCCCAGTTCGAGCAATCACGGCCCAAGGCACCAAGCATCGACCCGGCGCAGGGCTGGATGGCATTCCTTGGCGCTGCGGCGCAGGCGGCGTCTGGAGCATCGACCTTTGGACAGGCGCTTGCCGCAGCAGGCGGCGGTGGTCTGTTGGGGCTCTTGGAACAGAAGCAGAGAGATCAGGTTCTGGACCTTGAATATCAGCAAGCTGATAGCCAGTGGCAGATGGCCAAAGCCCAGATAATGCAGGCGCAGAACGACGCGGATCGGGAAATTGCTCGCAACAATATGAACGCTGCTTTCCAGCGTCAGATCGATATGCACAAGCTTATCTTGCAAGGGCAAATGGATAAGCAGACTGAGGTGACGAGTCTTGGCGGCGGATCGCTCATGGTTAAGACTTTCAATCCACAAAGCGGGAAGGTTGAATACCAGACACACACATACACGGAACCGACTTCGGTCTTTGAGCAGCTGTCGCTTATGCGGGCGCTCAAAGGTGATTCGGAGCTCGATCTTGGGGACTATGGAAGCATTGACCTGAGCAGCGTGCCACCGGAACTTCGTGGGGCGTATACAGTTAGTCAGATGATCGCGTCGGGCCTGCTTCCTCCGACAGTATTTGGCCCGACATATTCCTCAGCGATTGAAGAACTCTTCTCACGCACAGCCACGAATGAAGGGGATGCTCGTCAGCGGATGGCAGACCTCAACGGTTTCTTGCTCTCCCCTGAAGGGCAGCCCGTCATGCAAATGGCGCTAGAAATTTTGAGTGCAGGAAATGGCCAGTAAGCTTCAATCGGTTCTGGATAAGATCAGGGAAAATCAGGGTGTCAGCAACTCTGCGCCGGCCGGCCCTTCTGGGCAACCCGGGTGGGTTGAAGGTATCTCAAGAACCTTCCTGAACTCAATGGGGCCGGGCCTTATCGGTATCGCGCCGGCCCCTGATCTTCAGCGATGGCAAGCGGAGAATCCTTGGTCAAGCATTGGGGCTGAACTCCTCGGTGTAGCTGTTCCATACACTGGCTGGTTCAAAGCATCGACCGCTGTGCCTAAGTTGGGGGCTGCGATTAAAGCAATCGAGACTGGCGAGGGCGCCCTAACGGCGCCCTATCGCAGTGCGATGGCTGCGGAAGCTATGCGATGGACGCCCTTTGAGGCCGGCCGGGTTGGGTTGACGAGTCTCTTTGGTGATCCAGGGTCCACACAAGAGGTGCTCGAAGAAGGGCTTGTGAACATCGGGCTTGGCATGGGCCTTGGCGCACTGGCAAAGGGGTTGAGCTCCGTTGTCCGGGACTCTTCTTTCTCTCGCCGGAACGCGCAGATCGCTGCAATCTTCCCGAACTATGATCCGAGCCAGCCGGCGCAAATTCGCCTTCGGACTCTTGGAGATTTGCTGGAGGCGCGAAAGGCTACGCTTGGTAAGGACAAATCAGCTACCGACGATATTATCCCGATTGTCGAGTCACTGCTCCAACGGGATAAGATTATCGTCCGGGCTGAGGTGGCTAAGAAGCTCCAGGGGGAAAGAGCCTTCGGGAACTATCTCAAGGATGTGGAGGGAGACGGCGATCGACAGGCGCTTAACCGACTGTTCTACCGTGTTACGGGGTCGGAAAGCACACAGCGGAAACTCCTTGCGGAGTTTGATGATGTGGACGCTACGCTCGCGCCGTTCGGGATTAACGTCCAGACGCCCGAAGCCTACATGCAGTTCCCACGGATCACGAGCTTTAAAGAGAGCGGGCCGGCAGAGCGGATGTTCGCAACTGTTCGCAAGAACATGCAGTCGGTTGGCAAGAACACATGGATGGCGAGGGAGAAGGACGGGTTGTATATGCTCGCCTTGCGGGCAGAGGGACAAAATCGCCAGGCCGACAAATGGTTAACACTGAAAACCGATGCGCCGGGGGTCTTTCTACCTGGGGCTGAGCGGTGGACACAGGCTGTTGAAAACGTCAATGCTTGGCTACCGGCAAGAATGAGTCCCAAACTTTTGCAAGACGCGGCCAAGCTAAACATCTATGGCGGGATGCAAAAGTGGATGCAGGCGGTCCCGTTCCAAGCGGTTAAAGGGATGGAACAGGGGAACGTCTCGAAGCTTGCGGGCACCGTGGCTCGAGGTCTTGGCTATAAGGGCGATCTCAGGGTTGCTACAAGCCAGCTCGACGAGATTACGAGCATTGTGAAAAGTAAAGTCGCGCCGGCGATGTTTCAGTTCTCGAACAATCCGCTGGCACGCTACATCCTGGCCACAGCTCGAAACACCTATGACCATGCGTCAACCCTGTCCTCGAAAATGTATTGGGGTGATGTCCAGTCATCCGGCAATTCTCTGTTCTCCTACCTCGTCAACAGTCCCATCCGTAAGGGCGGCCTGCATGAGTTTTATGACAAGCTGGATGATGCGGATGTTGAGATCTTGCGGAAAGCATGGCTCCAGGGCATGAGCCCTGAGGATGCAATGAAGCTTGGGGCCAGCGACACACTTGTCGATTTCATGAAGGAACTCGGTAAGGTTGATGACTGGATGATTAGCGAGATCCGCAACACGGCCAAGGTTACTGGCGGTGACAGCATCAATCCGACGAAACACCACTTGGGAATCTCTCGACTCTGGCGTGGCGACTATCGGCTCCCCGTCTACAATCAGAAGGGAGATCTCGTTTACATGGCCTCAGGCCATCTCGAAAAACAGGCGGCGAACGAAGCGAAAGCCATCATCGATGGTGCTCGAGGGAAGGGAGTCACACTCCAGTTGAAGGACCCTAAGCCGTTTCTCGCTGATCGCATGGATGATCTTAAATGGGTGCGAAGTCTCCGATGGAACGATCCCGCCTCGCGGACTGCAGTAAACCTCCGTGCGAATCCCCCAAGGACCTTCAATGAGAGGACCGGCGTCGGTGGGTTTGTCGGTGAGCATAAATGGACCAAGAACGAGCTGTTCGACAACATCAAAAGCCATCTGAGCACCTATAATAACTACTTGGCTGAGACCTCTACACTGCATGGAGTCTCGGACATGCTTGGGAAGTTGCTTCAGCAAGACCCGTTGGTCTACCGGCAAGTCACGGAGAGGCTCCGAGATATGGCCGGTAAGCCTGGGCCACTAGGCAAGGTGCAGAACTACTTTGTCGATAAGGTGCTTTCACCGGTTTTGCCCTTGGGAAAGAACTCGGCCTCGAAAATCGTCGCGGCGGCGAACACGGCACAGGTCAACTTCCAGCTTGGTATGGGGAACGCGATGTTCCCTGTGATGAACGCACTGACCTTTGTGCAGACAGTTATCCCACATCTAGCTTTTGTTCTCAAGTCCGCGCCAGAGGCGGTATCCAAATACTACACCTGGATGCCCCTCAAGGGGAGACAGACGCAATCGTCGGTCGGCGTATTGGACATGATGAAACTCATGGGTCAGAGCTTTAAGCAGATGGCGAGGCCAGAGCCGGGTTTGAAGTCGGCTTTTCATAAGGCCGCTGAAGAGGGCGTCGTGGACCCCCGTTTTGCTGAAGAATACATAGGCGAGGCTGTCCGCCGGCTGCATCCACGCCATGCGCTGAGCGGGGAGGTAGGCTGGATCGACTATATCAAAAACATCAGTGAGTTCCCAATAGGAATAACTGAGCGTTTTGGGCGAGGTCATGCGTTCACAGTAGGCCATATGACCGGGGAACTTCTCGGGCTGCGTGAGGAGAAACTCTACCAGTTTGCAAAAGACTTTACACGGAATACGATGTATGCTTACTCGGTGGCCGACCGGGCGAAGATACTCAGCGGGCCATTGGGCTCCGCCTTCGGCCTCTTTAAAAACTGGCAGATGCACTACATCGGAAGCATGGCGAGTTATTTTGATCAAGGGTTCAATTACAATAACTGGGCTCCCCTTCTCTGGCAGACCGCCGGGACCGTGGGGGTTGCGGGACTTGGTGGCGCGCCACTTTACTCGGCGGCTGACACCGCCTCCCGCTGGATGACAAATGAACCCCTCATGGTCAATCTCTACAATGCCGTCGGGCTGGATAAAGACGACACTACACTTGACGATGGGATCTTTTACGGTTTGCCGAGCTTCATGGGGGTTACGCTTCAAGGTAGTGCAGCCGCTCCTACGGCGGATGCGGCGAGAGATTTCTCCATGTTCTTCTCTTTCGCGATTGAGGACAGGGCTAAGGCACTTAGCTCGGCGGTGGGCGATGCGATTGATACCTGGACTACGACGGGCCGGCATCCCTTTAGCAATCCTGCTGTTAGGGATGAGTTTATTCGGGCCCTCGGTCCGAGATCGCTATACCGGACAATGCAGGTTGTGCAAGACTCTGCCCTTCGATCCATCCACACTGGATACCCAGTCACCGACAATCTCCAATTGTGGGAGCGCTTTGCCTTCGCCGCCGGCTTCACGCCGGTCGAGGTAGAGCGCGCGTATGCTGCGAACAATGAGTTGTGGACACAGCAGCAGACACGGAAAGATCTCGTTTCGTCATTGGGAGAACAATACTACAGGGCTCAGGGCTCGGGGGACCTGCGAACAATGCAGAGAATACTCGACACGGCGGTCGTTCGAGGGATTTCCACTTCGTCGGTCCTGCGCAGCGCGGCGGCTCGGGAGAGTAAATCACAACAGACTCCTTTCGAGCGAAACTTCAAACCGAGAGACGTGGCGGTGTTTCAGCAGGCCGGCATTATTGAGTGATTGACACGCTTCGCGTTGGCGAGAAACAGGTCAATCACTGAACCTTTGGGCCAGGGGTGAACAATCTTCCCCCTGGCTTTCCTTCTGCAGTAATCCACCCGGCGAGGATTAGCTCCTCAACAATCTGGCGAACTTGTTGTGCCGGGAATTTTCGCACAAGGTATGCGCGGAACTCCACCTCGACCATTGGGATTTTCTTATCCCGATAGTGGCTGGCGAGGAAGGCAACAGCGTCTTCGTAGTTGGAGCTCTCATCCGTGTGCCCCATCTTGTTAAGCACACCTGGCATGATGGCTTCGGACTCGAGCAGGATTGTAGTGGCCTCAATGAGATCGTCTACGGTTAGGGTTAGGTCCGACCGCCGGCTGGCCGAGACTATCATCATGAGTTTCACTAGGTGAATGTGTCGGCGCTCGTTATAGGTGGCGAGCCTCGGATGATCCGGGGCCGGCTTCATTCCTTGCATATACCAGTCGTCAAGAGCTTTAGCTGCCTCGCGAGTGAACTCAAACTCCCCACGCAGGGCCGCGATGGATTTGAGGTCTGTTTCGAGGGACTTCAGCGTTTCGCGAAAGGCGATTGGCTCCCCGCCAAAGAGTGACTTTCGCTCGGACTCATCCGAGTAGATTAGGTTTAGGCGGGACGCGAAACCTTGCTTAAACGCGGCATCAGGAAGAATGCGAGAAAGGGCGGCCGGCGTTGTGCCGCCAATGAGATTGACTGCTACGTTGGAAAGCTTGTCGTCTCCAGAATTCTTCGTGTGTTTCTCGAATGTCCTTGGGCAGTCGTAAAGTTCAGTAAGAGCGTCCATGAATAAAGTGTCCTGCTCTTGGACAAAGTTGGAAAATTCGTCAGACATTACAGAGACAGTGGATGAAATATAAACTCCCATCCCATCGTCCATTGCTAGCGGGTGGTCGATCTCAGTATCGAGCCAGCCCGGCATGTGTTCATCGTTGGTGGCGCGACCGAGTCGCAAGAGGAAAGACTCCTTTGTTGTCATTGCCGGGCTGACGTGACAGCGAGCTTCTCGCAGAAGGTCTCTTGCAATCGCGATGGGTCGAGTTTTCCCAACGCCGGGCCGGCCGACAAGCAGCACATACATATTGGGAAATATGGGAGTTTGCTGCAACCGCACACAGACATTACGCCGTAGGGCACCGGCAACCGCTGAAATTCCGGCCCACCTGCAGAAGACTGCTGGACTTTTAATATGTCCGAGATTGTCATAGAACGAGTTGATCCAAGAAGGAAGCTGTCTTTCCGGGCCGCTCTTGATTGATTGTGCTTCCATCACCACGCCATTCCTCCAGGTCCCCCCAGTTGTAGCCTACTTTAAATTCCCAAGGGATGTTAATTGTTCGGTCTTTGTAGGTAAGCTCGTGATGGAAGAAGGGCTGGAGTTGCGGGAGGATGAGATCTTCTGACTTGTCGGGGATTTGGAAAAGCACTGCGTCGTGGCCGTTCTCTAGAACCTCTACGCCGGCCCGGTAAAGTCGAGCGATAACGATGTTGGTCAGGTGTCCGACGGTTGACTGTGGAACATAGGCGATCGCTTCACGGAGCGTTGCATCATCGTCGGGCCGGCCAAAGAACCAGCGCTCTTCTCCGAGCGGTGTTGACAACAAAGGCTTTGTCATAAGTTGTGCGCTGACCCAACGGTGGTAGGCTCTAATGCCTGGAAAGGCGTTAAAGTATCGAGCCTGAAAATCCTCCGCGGTCTTCATTGGAATTTTCAGATTGCGAGAAATGGTCCAGGGAATAGCGTAGTAATTGCTTGCGTGGCCACCACGCTTGGACATATCCCGATAGGAAAAATGCCGATAGAACGGACGTTCGGCAATGACCTTATCTTTCTTCAGATCACCATTCCAAGGGAGCTCGGGCCAAAACATGCGACAGCAGGTTGTGTGTAGGTCACCGGAGTTGCAGGCCTCCATATACGCGGCGTCTCCAGAGATCAGCGCCACCACACGGGACTCTGCCTGCTGCTGATCAGTGTTAACCATCTTCCGGCCTGGGTCCGCAATGAACATTTTGCGCAGGGTTTTTTTAATATTCTGCTTATTCATCCCCTCGCCGAAGACGGTAGTGGAAGACGACCAGCGACCTGTCTCCGTGCCGGCCACGTTGTAGGAGCAGCGCATACGTCCGTCGGCTGACGGTCCGGTTTCGAGAACAGCTATGTCCTTCTCCAAATCTCGAAGTGACATGAGCACTTTCACCGGGGCCTTGCGAATATCTGGCTGGTTCACTTGGTTGTTCAACCATTTGAGCATTTTCTCAAGGGCCTCACGGTTTGTGGACACTCGCCACTCGCCGGCCCCGCGAACCTTCTGCTCTGGGATTTCCAGAGTCGCGTAGAAGAACTCCTTAAGCTGCTTCGGGGAACGAGGGTTGACTTGTGTTAAAGCCATTGCCTCTGCAATGCGCTGGAAGATATTAGACAATCGGGTATGCCGCTTGCGCTCGTCGTAGAGAATAACTTGCCGCTGTGCATCGTCGATAAGGGTTCCCCGACGAGTCATGTCAAGTGAAATCGCCTGCATCCCTTGGCGCCAAGCATACATGGACTGCGCGACCGGCCGACCGGCGAGGAGCTTCTGCAACACATCCCTAATTTCAAAAGTCATCATGCAATCGAGCCCATTATAAATGTGGTAGGGCTCGGTTACTGACTGAAACGTGTAGCCGTCCAGCTCGTCTGTTGAAATAATCTTCATGGATTTTTACCAATCTCGCGATAGGTGATAGTTAAATCAAATCGTTTTGCTCGAGCCACAGCCAAGTTCATTCCGGGCGAAACTCCATAATCGTGATAAACTGCTAAATTGAACAGCTTCGATGCTAGCATTTTCAGGTTAAGATCTATGCCAAGCTCTCGACTTTCATGCGTGTTGTCGTCGAGAACCTGTGTGTAGAGAAGGTGGCTGGCGAATGGAACTTCTCCCTCATTGATACTGTGCAGCAAAGCGCGCCGGGCGTAGATCAAGTTACGCTTACGCAGCTTTGCAGTTGCTCCACGGAACGGAGACTCAATGATGATGAACTTGCTCATGGTTTTTTCTCCTGTGCTAGGCCAGCGCCCTTTAACAAGATCGCCAATGTCGAGAGAAGAGTCTCGGCTTGCTGCTTCGCCTTGTCCATGTCGGGTTGACTTGGACTCGCGGGATAGATCGGGCCGATCATTATGTTGATTACAAACCCTCGATGGAAAGCATCCCATCTGATTTCTCCCTTGCAGTTATGATCATTCATCTTTCTTCCCCTTGAGTCCCCGGCGCTTGAGTTGTTTCCAGGCCGAATCGTTGCAATAGGTTGCACCAAGAAATCCGAGGCTCTTTTCGAGCTCTGGATACAGCGCATGGTGCATAAGCATTGTGTCGTCGGACTCAAGCATGTTTACGTTAATCCGCTGGCGAAGAAGCCATTGGAGATCGTATAGGAAATTCTGCCCGATCTTACGACTCGGCCGGCGAAGCACCCGGCGGATGAATTTCCAGACCTCAACCTCGTCGGTCTCGCTCCACCATGAAACGTTCTCGTAGAAGATCGGAACGACTAAGCAAGCGAAGGGGCTCGGCGCGAAACCGATACAGGTTATTTGTCCCCATCCTGTCTCAATATCGACGGAGACATCCCGTGCATTGACGAGCATTTCACTATCGAAGGACTCGAGGTCGTGTAAGCTATCCGCAATATAAACCTTCCGCGCCGGTCGTTTAATGTCACTAGTCGCAGCCTCTCTTCCTGCTTTGGCCAAGTCTGCGATTGCGATGGCACGTAGACTCCACTCTCGTAACACTGCTGCAGGGTGGTATGTTGTAAGCATTTTAAGGCCAGGGCAAATGCTTGCCCTCTGGACCACTCCTCGAGATTTCGCGACTCCGAAAGAGCCAGACAGAGCCCACATAGCTGTGCCACCGAGGGCCACCGCGATATTGCCTCCATCCCTCTGAAACTGTTCAAGTTCTCCTCGAAGTCTGTCCAGTTCGGGATATAGTTGAGGATGAAGATAGCCTCCGCTGGCGAGAGGGGATAGGGAGTAGCTCGGGTCCAAAGCCCTAGCTTCGGCATGAGTGAGTGTAATGTATTTGAGATCATTAGAGTTCTCCGGAGGAAGGGTGGAGTTCTGCTTGGCCCACCAAACGCCGGGCCGGAGGTTGAGGACATTCGTAATGAAACACTCCTTGCGGTCAATACCAGCAAGGGCGAGCATCCGGGTTAGTTCCTGCCCGGCCTTTCCAACGAATGGGAGGCCAAGCGCAGCCTCTTCCTTCCCCCAAGCCTCACCAATGAGTGCTATCTTTTTCATTGAAAGTCAATAAATCGAAGGTGCTGTGGGTTGTCGAAGTTTACGGCAGTCCAGTGGCTTCCGAAGTTCTTGATGGCGAAAAGACGGAAACCTTCAGGGAAGGAGAAAATCGCTTTCTGCGGCTCGGTCTGCGATACCCAACCGGGGAAAGCTGTGGTCATAACATCCAGCGCCTCTTGGAAGGATGTCGCGTGAACAGCCGCTGTTTCGACGGGAGCATTTCTGATGTTGCGGAAGAGGTGCATTTCCCTCCCGATAAATTTCACATCCTGTTTATCTCGTTTCTGGCATTCCCAGGCGATGGCGAGATAGTTAATCGCGTCGGCATAGTTATCTTCCTTCGCAACTCCACAAATAATCCGGGCGATTTTACAGAGCACCATTCCCATGGCGGCCTCGTGCCCTTCACAGTATTTTCCAACGGGGACGTTCTCACTGTAAATAGTTTGCAACTGTCCATGCACAGCATGTTGCACGGCCGGGTCGCCGTAGGTTTTATTTCTATCATTACACGTCAGCTCAATGCAAGAACGAAGGAGGGCCTCACGATGCGACATCGGCTGCATTTTCTTCTCCGGTTTTGGCGAGGACTCGCTGTCTCCGCAGGTTGTCTCTCGCGATTGTGACGAACTCTGGTTCGATGTCCCAGCCTGTGACGGAACGGGCTCCGAGTTTGTCGGCCGCACAGAGAGCTGTTCCTGAACCGCACGTAGGGTCGAGGACGATGGATGATCGGTCAACGAGCATTTTGAAGAAGTGCTCGAGGACTGGTTGGGGCTTTTGACTTATATGCTGTGCAGGTCTTGCAGTGGGGTGTGAAAAAGAAGCTGCAACAGGGGAGATGATTTTACGATCGCCTCGAGCGATAAGGAGAGCGGTTTCATAAGTCCACCTTGGTTGCCGCGCTGCGTCGGGAACGATGCCGCGGAGATCGGACTTGTGCCAGATGAGGGGCCGGCGACAGACGGAGAGGTCTGGATACTGCTCGATCAATCCGCAGGTCTCTACGTAGAAGTCCATGGAAAACCAGAAGAGGATATGACACGCGGGGAGCATGAACCGATCGCGGTGCTCGAGGAAGCACCGGAGAAGAGAGAAGTAGAGTTCCGGGGTGTCGTTGTAGGTTGTTTTGGTGGCGGAACTCGCTTGCTCAGAGTCCTGCATATTCACGCCGTAGGGGAAATCACAATGGATAAAGTTGTATTTCAAGCCGTTGTGTTTGGGAAGCTGGTCAAGAAGGGATAGCTGTTTTACAGCGGAGTCAGCACCGAATTGGTTGGCGGACTGGATTACAGGGCGGGCCGGCTCGGGAGAGATTGACTCGAATGTGACCTCAACTTCTTCCTCGGTTGTGGTTTCAGGTAGACTGGTCTCGGAGAAGATGTCAATTAGATCGAGCTGTGCCAGCTCGGACTCCATCTTCCGATCCTCAACCCTTTTGATCAGATTGTGCGCGGCGTTTATCCCGCCGGCGGCAGCGATTTTCTCGTTGCCAAACTCAAGCTCTTTGCCGACCTCAACGTATTTGACAACTGTGTTGTAGGACCACCCGAGGTGTTGCGCGATTGCAGTGAGGCTTAGGTCACTGACCTCGAGCCGCTCTTTGAGTAGTCGGATGTAACGCAGCACCGCTGCGCATTGATCCTTCCATGGGAGCTCTTCCCGCCGAACGTTCTCTTCAAACTCGATAAGTTCTCGTTCGTCGGCCGGGAGGTCCGCGAGTCGGTTGATTGGAACCTCTGTGTAACCGAGCTCCTTCGCTGCGTGGAGCCTGCACCAGCCGGCGATGAGGACCAGGTTGTCGTCAACAGTAATCGGGTTAATTATCCCAATCTTTGCGATGCTGGATTTAAGGCCTGTAAGGTCGGGGTTCTTCCTCCGTTGCCGGTCCGGCAAAATCGTAATGCTATTGATATCTACCAGCATCTATAACTCCTGAGACCATAAGAAACCAAAGAACTACCATCCCCCCGATAAGCACCGCAATTAAAACCTTCATCACACCACCTTGGTGCCTAGGTGCTCCAAGAGTGCTGCTGCGATGGCGGCTCGAACTGGGTGATTGGGAT